AATGGTTTATAGAGAAATGAAGCATCCGTTGAAGTATATCGGCCCGGCTCTAATGGATTTAAATAAACATACACATAATAAGTAGACATATAAGATTCCCGACTCCTTATATTATAAATTTTAAGATATCGAAATCTATCTTATTTCGACATGTTTATTTATCACTTGACGTAGATATCATTAATTTGTCGGTTGACCTTAATGAAGGTTGTGCATTTAGCCAATTGCTTTAATGTAGGTGCACCAACATATGTGCAAGTGCTACGCAAGCCACCCAAGATATCTTTTACAATGTCATGGATATTTCCTTTGTAAGGAACCATAACAGTTCTACCCTCTGAGCTACGATAGTCTGCAACACCACCATGATGCTTATTCATAGCAGTATCACTACTCATTCCGTAGAATTCAACCACTCCTTTACCGTCGATTTCCACGACCCGTCCGCCGCCCTGATCTGTACCAGCAAACATACCGCCCAGCATAACAAAATCGGCACCAGCACCAAAGGCTTTAGCAACGTCGCCAGGACAAGTGCAACCACCATCAGCGATAATATGTCCGCCAAGGCCATGAGCGGCATCGCTACATTCGATGATGGCAGATAGTTGCGGATAGCCCACACCAGTCTGCACCCTTGTAGTGCATACGCTGCCAGGACCAATGCCCACTTTAACAATATCGGCTCCACGTAAAATTAACTCCTGTGTCATGTCTGCGGTAACTACGTTACCTGCAATGATAGTATGCTTTGGGTATAGTCTGCGAACCTCAGCAACAAAGTCACCAAAATGCTCGCTATAACCATTAGCTACATCAATACAGATAAAATGTATAGCAGGTATTGAATCTAAGATCAATACTAACTTATTTAGATCACGTTCACTAGTTCCCGTAGAAACAGCTAAGTAGTTACCACCAATTTTATCAATAGTGGGTTCTAATTGCCAATGATTATAAGATTTTACTAGACACGTAAACAACTTATGCTCATAAAGTGCTTCTGCAACGTCTGTAGTACCTACTCCATCCATGTTAGATGCCATAATAGGCACTCCTGTCCACGTCCAACCACTATGCTTGAATTTGTATGTGCGTTTTAAATCTACTTCTTTACGGCTTGAAAGTGTACTACGTTTTGGACGAATAAGTACATCTTTAAAGTCAAGTTTAACATCCTCTTCAATTCTCATTATACCTCCAATAATTTGTTTACCATAACTGTAGGTGTTAGGTATTTTTCAATAAGTATATCTCGTTGTGTTTCTAACAAACGAACGTAATAATCTCTAACATCCAATCTATGATTGATAAAGTTAACTAGTTCTTGCTTGTGCTTTTTGTAACTATCATAATCTTTAGTCCATTCACTTGGATACAAGAATTCAGGCATGTACATTTCTCTATAAGAGCAACGATTTGGAAGTACAGGAATCACACCTGCTAACACAGCTTCCATCACACTAATACCCAAATTCTCATGTAGACTGCAACTGAAAATAACGCTGCATGATCCCAAAGTTTTGTAATATTCTTCCTTAGACAGATTCATTTTCTGTGTTACTAAAGTTTCACCTGTAATGCTGTACCTAACATCTTCCATGATATTAGGTTGCTTATCGTCATTATAACGATGAGGCCAAATCATTACTTTCTTTTTAGGTTTATCCCAGTATTGACCACATTGCTCAATGATAGGAGTATGAGGCTGCCCACTACGTACGGCTTTGTGATGATATGCTTTATCAATCAACAGATTAGACAAAAACATATCTTTATGAAAATCTGTTGCGTAATAGTTATAATCGCAGCTATGAAACCAAGAAGATTCTTGATGCCAGGGCCAAGGTTTAGCCATTTTGTATCCCAATATATCTGTGGGATCATAAGCTCCTGCGTGCCAAATACCATGAATCTCTACAGGAATATTCAGTAGATCGCTCATGTATTTGATAACAGTTATAGCGAAATTCCATGCATCAGTAACTAGAAATTTGTCGCCTGGCTTTACGCGACCACTTTTGAATAGTTCGCTGACTTTTTGTGTTTGACTTGCTTTGTAAATGTTTGTGGCTGCAAAATCTAAGAATGCACCTTTAGTAGTACCCACAGCAGCCTGTACGCCATCAATAGTTTCTACACAGACATCTAAACCTCGTTTATAGATTTCTTTTTCTAAGATGGCAGGTATATTATAGTACCACTGTTTAGTGTATCTCGCATCAATAGGTTCGATAGGAATAATGTATATTGTTTTCATAAAGTTATGGGGCCCTTGCGGGCCCTTTTTCTTAGATACTTACTGCAACATCTGGCGTATCTTCATCCCACATGTTTTTGACTTCTTTGCCTGCTAACTTTTTAGTAAAAGTCCTATAGACATGATTCTTCATGTCATATAGTGAAGCCTCGTCAAAAATGTAACCATATTCTACGCAAAATTCGCGATATTGGTCAAGATCATCAAAAATTTGATGTACGCGAGCATTGGGCTGAATGTTTAGTTTTGCCATTTTAATACCTTTTTAAGTTTGTTGTTAAAGTTAGATTATACACGACTGTTGTAAAAAATAGTAGCACCGTTTTCACCATCTTCACTAATTTGTATTTGAATATCCCTGAATGGATATCTGACTGCTATTTGCTCATATAAGTCATCGGCTATCATCTCACAACTTTTATAATTCAATTGCAAAGTAGCTTGTGAGCCACTATACAGCCCTTCAAGCCAGCGTTTGAATTGAATAAATTCGATGTCTCTATCGTTGTGAAAGACTTGGATGCCCACATTAAAATGAAAAATGTGGCGATGAGGATAGCCCAAAAACGAAACGTCATATTCATCTCCTGTTTTAAGATTTGGATCTGTTTCAGCAGCAGGATAACGATGAATACCTTCTTTACGAAATGTTACCCAAATCATACGCTTTGCAGCGTTTTTAATTACTTCTCGTTGCTCTTTTAGAGCTTGTTCACGTTGGTCAAACATATTATTCCTTAACGAGTTAATGTATTGTAAGTTAACCACTGATGAAACGCATTATACACTATTTCTGCTTCTTTTTCATCCTGATTTACCCTAACTCCACGAACATAAAACCCATCTTTTTTAATTTCAAGCATGGGTACGTTACCATCACTACCAAAACGTGGCGCAGGTAACTGATTATAGTAATAATTAATACTAGTATTATTAATATACTCAGATGGAGTAGTAATTATTGTAGTCTGATTATCGATCTTCATCTAAATCCAACCTTTCGTATTTTTCCTCCCAGTCAAGTTTTTGCAACCTGCTGATTTCTCGTTCAAGCGTAATTTTTTGTTGAATGGCTTCAGTCCAAACTTGATTATCTTGACTTTTGTCGATTTCACTAATACGCTTTTCAAGCAGTTTGAGACTTTCTTGTAATACTGCAATTCTGTTAGTATAAGACATCATAAACTCCTATTTCCAATAAGGGCCCCAAGCCCATCCTATTAAAGACCACCTAATACCTTCTGTTTTCTTAACTTCATGAGGGAAAAAAGAAGGAAAAACTATAACACTGCCCCTTTTTTTAGTGCTGCTAAATCCTAATACAGATAATCCCCCTTGTTTATATGATTGCTCATCGGACAATTGAATAACCATAGTTAATTTTCTATCCCAGTTTTCACTATTGATGTATTTTGTATCAGTATGTTTTCCAAAATAGCCACCGTTTTCATATTTTTTCAATTCATATTGTTCTATAAATGTAATGTCAAATTTGAAAAACTCTATTGCACTTTTCCATACATCTGCTAGAGTTGAATGGATGGGGTGATTCAATGGCAATAAACAAGTTTGAAAATCAACCTCTACTCTATCACTACTAGGATATTTATTTACTCCGGGTTTTACATTCTGTTCACCAAACCTAATTATATCCTCACACATTGTTACAGAAAGAATATCATGCTTTATAAAGATTTTTGAGCCTATGTTAAAAACCACATGGGGCATTTGCAAATTAGGTAGCATCTAAAACCTCATTTATAGCCTCGTCACTATCTACAAAATCTTCATCCACCTCTTCAGTAGTGGAATCCTCTACTTCAAACAATTGGTCAAACATAGTAGTAGCGTTTACTGCTCGCTTACCTGAATAACCCATACTTCCTGCTTTCATTTGCATCCAAAATCTGTTGTACTGTTCAATCAAATCTAAACTTTTCTGTCTATCTTTTTGAGCAAAGATTTCATCAACTACATCGCTGAATTTAATTCTATCAAAAGTCTCGTTCATTAGCATAGCTGGTATGATACCACTATCATAACGACGATTTGCCTCTTGCACAGCAAAGATATGCTGATATACATTGTGTGCTTGCAATAGCGTGTAGCTCAACGTATCCCAACTTGTCTTTGTTTCTTTGCCTTGCTGATTGATGAATCCTACGCCCCTGTAGCAGATATCCTTAACAAGAAGTTTATCAGTTACAGGGCTATCTGTAAAGACTTTATGGATACCATCAGCTAATACAACATCCCTAAATTTACGATTATCTTGGGCATAGTTTTTATTTTCAGCAGTTTTTTCCATCCTATATGCCCATTTCTTGTTATGCTCAAAAGTATTTTCAAAATAACACAATCCTTTTGCAGCACTATAAAATGGGCTAGCACAGTCAAATGTAATACGCAAATTTGGATTATGATATTTGCGAATAGCTCTCTGAATATCGCTGAATAGTACAGCATATTCCATAATGCTGATACCCAAACAATGTATCAAATCATGTTTACCTGGAATAAGCAAACCATCATGGATAATGTTTACTAATCGCTTTAGTGTAAGATGAATATCAACTTTAGTTTGTCCACCAAATGCCCAACCATTAAAATGATTATTGGGATAAATATTTGGGTCACAATACTTTTTCATTTCATCATACCATTGATCGCTTTGAGTATGATTTTGCCCCTGCATTACATTTAGAAACTTACATTCGCCATTTCTATTTTTAATGAAATATTCATTATTGATATGTGTGGCGTCAATAGCTTCCTGGATAGATGAAATACCATGAACTGATTTACCAGTTTTTGGATCTTTGATATGATAAGTAGTCAACGACATAGAAGGAATATCAAGACACATACCATAATCCATGTATGTATCCATCCATTTTAGTACAGCTTGGCGTTTAGCCATAGCTTTAGGGCAGTTAGGATCTTTCCAATCTGCTGGCCATTGACCTTTTAGAATCTGGAAACCACCTGAGTCTCCTAACATGAATGTACCCTTTTCGCGTTTGCGAATGATACTTTCTTGGGGATCATCTACAGTAGGATCCAAATTAGCATGACCTGATGAATAAAGACCCCATTTGTATGTATATAGACCCTCTTTACTATTAAGAAAGTTTAGTTTCTCTACATCGCCATTAAAGCTTTGTGGAATACGCGCAGGATCAAAATACTGTTTACCTTCCCGCTGTAGTCCCAATCCTGAAATGAAAAAGGATGATACTGCGGGGAGGAAAAGAGCCCAATCATCTTGTTGGGCTGCTGAAAGATCAATTTGTTCCAACTTTATTCTCTTCTTTTACTAGTGTTTGAATAACTTTAATTTGTGCTTCTTTTTCTTCGATTTGTTTCACCAAATCTTTTACTGCAGGATAAGATTCTGCGAGTTTTTCAAGTTCTATTTCTTCGTCACACTTCTTTTTAGCCCAGGATAAAATCTCTTGAGTCCCTCTGTCTAAGGCAATTGTAGTTGATAACGAAGTTATAGGACACCAATTATACCCATCATACACTTCAAAATTTGAAGTAGTACCATTATACCTCACCATTCCCGCACTTGTATTGGCCATATTCACGTAGGGGTAACTACTGCTACCTCCTACGATTTCAATACAATTTCCTCCAACAATGGATTTAATCATTTTGATTGTGCGGGTAGTAGATAAGTGTATTCTGCTACACCACTATCAACTGTAACTTGTGCAGCGCCTTGATCTGAGATACGAACTACTTTGTCGCCAGTTAGATTCATGATTGAAATGAACTGCTTGACAGGCCACATCCAAGCACGGCTTAGTGTACCACTTACGCCTGCATGAAATACGAAGTTAGCACTATGAGTAGAAGGATCGCCAAAATAAACTTTTAGATCACCTTTATCTGTCTTTAGTGTGAAGTTAGTTTCTTCGCTATTTGCGTTAGCTTGTTTTTTCAACCTAAGAATACCTGCCACACTAGGCTCAAACTCAACGTTCCAAGTAGCACCTTTGAAGTTGAAGTTCTTTACTTTATCCTCAATAACTGCTTTAGCCATTAGACGATAATCATTTACGAAATCACCACCTGCAGTTTCAAAGTGAATCGTTGAAGGGACATCTGCGCCGTCACGATTTGTTTTTGTTACTGATACTTTAGCCTTTTCATCATATTCTTCAAAACCCAAAATGATTTGAAGTTTACTTAGATTAGGCATACCAAATACACCCTCAAACTCAGCGATAGGTGCTTTGAATTTACCCAATACGATTACTGATTTATCTTCTGCGATAGCAGTGATATTAGTTTCAGTAGCAGTACCATTGACGCGAATCAAATCGATTACGCCCAATGAATGTGTATGTTGAATTAGATCCTGTAGAAAATCTTTCATGTTTTATCCTTTAAAATATTTAGGCAATATGTGTGTGCATTATAGTGGAATAATTTGCGAAAAGCAAGTTTGATTTATCCAATACTAAACAAGTCATCAAATGTACTTTTAGTATCTGTATTGCTGCGTATGTCCCATTCTAAGATACCCAATAAGTTGTCGATTTTTTCATCTACTAGAGTACGCTCCATTTCAGAATCGTCAAATGGCAATTGAACAAACCAATCAGGCAATCTTAGTTCATCTGTGGGATAAGCAACGCTTGTAAAATTCAATGGATTAGATTTGAGTTTACAAACTACAATCTTCATGCCATCAACAATCTTCATGCTATAGTTATCACTATTGACTCTACGTAAGTAGTTCCAATTCAATGCTGCGCGAACGTGACCAGGCATGTTTGCTTTACCAGTTTTGCTTTTCTTTTCTAAATCACTATAGTAAGTCAGCTTGTTTACAGATTTAGGGCTGCCTTTAGTCCAACTTTCTTTGTTAGATAGTTCTACCTTGAAGTTTTTGATTGTTTCGATTACATCGTCACGACCTTTACCTGCAAGAACCATTTCTAAGACACCCATCAAGAAATCTTGAACATATTTAGGAGTATCTGCACGTTTTAGGTCAAGACCCATAGCTTTGATTTTACCAATCTTGCCATTTACGTCTAAACGCTTGCCTTCTTTGTCGAAGATATTAAGAGCATAGCGTTTCTTAGTAATGAATAAGCCACGATCAGCAATCAATTCTCTACCTGCTTTGATAATCATGCCATTTTTTCTTGGTGTATGAAAGGCGCGCTCCATGAACGCCGCAAAGCTATCATTGACTTGATCTGCGATTGTATCATAAAGCTTGATTACTGTGTCTTTGCTCCATTCTACGCCATCAGCCTCTATTACAGGCTTTAGTGATACTGCACTAAAATAACAGCTATCAGTATCGCCATAAACAATAGCATCGCCTTCGTGCGTATACTTTCCAGTAACGATTTCGTTAGTCTGACTCATCATATGCTTGACGATTTGACGACCTGACAATGTTACACTTTGACCAATACGCTTGTCATAGAATCTGCAATGTTCATTTAACAGAGCACCATATGCTGAGTTAAGCAGAAACTTACGTACTAACTGACGCTTGTCCCAATATTCTTGGTCCTCTTTAGTAGTAGATTCTTTTAGCTTTTTCTGCATTTCTTTACGTTCACTATACCATTCACTTAGTAGAGCAGGAATCACGCCCTCTTTCTCATACGTGAAGATCGTGCCATTTGCAGACAACATCCAAGGCCTGTTACTGTCAAATACTAGCTTCCATATTTCAGCAGCAGACATTTCTTCACTGCGACCATCTTCATAGTCTAATGTAAGAATAGTGCCACGCTCCTGATTCATGATAGAAAGATATTCTAAGCTACCAAACAGATTCTCCCATAGAATAGAACCAGTTACATCATCATCACCCTCTTTGTATCGGGCTTTCTGACTTGCTAGTTTTCTTCCTTTGTCAGCCATGTATCGTTGCGTGAGAGTTTGTCTGACTTGTGCAACGATTGTTTCTGGAGCCATGTTGAGGGCTCTAATAACCGAGGGATAGAGCGAGTTGATGTCGATACCACCGATCCATTCGCTAAGTCCTTTCTTGGGCGTAGCAACATAGGCACCTGCCGCAGCTTGTTCATCCGATTCTTTCTCCTGTTTGTCGGGTACTACTAAGCCCATTTTGTGAGCTTTATTGATGACTGCCATTTCAATCTGAGCAACTGAGCCCATTACAGTAGGCAGCAAAACTGTATTCTGATGCGCGATACTATTTGCAAGATCCAAAAATTTTAGTTTATTGTGGATCTTTACAAGTAGCATCGTATCTTGACGGTTATACTCAATAAACTTCTTGAAGTCCTTGTTGTATAGTTGATCTAGTGTACCTTCATATTGTGTTTTGTTTTCGCCAACTTCCATTTCACCAATGAAGTCAAGCTTATAACTATGACGGCTCTCATAGTTATACTTTTTGTATAATTGTAGATAGTCCATATGAATACGACCAACTAAGTCATATGTCATTTCTACTTTACCAAAACGTTCATACTCGCGAGGTTTAGGCAGTTGATCCATCAAACAAAACTTACGTGTATCGTCTTTACTCATTACGCGAGTTACACGATTGACCATGTAAGGTATGTCATACCCTTCTGAGTTCCAACCTGTGATGATATCTGCATCGTCAATGAGTTGAAAGAATGTTTCAAACATTTCAACTTCGTTTGTGAACAGAATACAGTTTTCAAACTCATTTACAATCTGATTGGCAGTTTCTTTACTCATGTGCTTAGGGGCAATGACCAACGTTACAAGTTGGTCTAGCCAATCCAAATACATAGAAATTGCTGTTACAGGATTGAAGGGATCTGTTGTGGGGGAGAAGCCCTTTTCTGGATCAAAGTCAACCTCAATGTCAAAGAATACTGTGTGAAGTTTAGGAGGATCCACATCCATATAGTTTTCACTCAGACACCTGAAAACTACGTTGATATCGCTTTCGTATAGTTTTTTATTACCATGAATGCGTTTTTCTTTTTCAAATTCGCTGCGCTTGCGAGTAGAAAATCTACTCACAGCCTTACCATCTGTACCCCTATACTTACCCTTTAGATCAGGATAATAGAAGGTGTATGAAGGTGAATATTCTTTATACTGTCTCTTTCCTTGAGGATCCCTTTCAACTACATAAATTCTATCTTTATCTCGGTCAAACAACGCATCAATATATGACATTATACCTTTTTCCTACAGTTATCAAAATGCCATCTAAATCCATTAAATTGGTTTTTTCCTTCTAATCCACAATGTGGACAAACCCATTTAACTTGTGTATTAGGTGAAACATTTTTATGGCCACACCACTGATGTGTTTTGTTTTTCACCCTCTCATTTTGAAATGACCTTTGAATTTCTCCACCTAACATATGATAGGTACCCTCCTCAACCAAACGCTTTACTCGGGCACTAACATCGCTGGCATGTTTTTTAGTCGTCCAATGATGCGATCCTTCTTTAACACGCTTTTGGGCTGCTAAACTGTTTAACTTAGAGATTTCTTCTGGTGGGAGTTTCATCCTTAAACCTATCATAACACAGGACTTCCAATCTTGTTTTTCAAAGTGTATATCATAATGTTCTTGAATGGGAATCGCTTTTAAATTAAGCGGGTCGTTATTAGTGTGGTCGCCATCTAGATGGTGAATATCATATATTCTACCAAATTCATCTTTAGGTGGTTGTCCATAATGTTGGACATATACCTTTCGGTATGTTTGTGTTCGTTTTACCATGATACTCCGATTAGTAGTAGAAGGGCTATCTGTGAATCGGCACAGAAGGGTAGCTACTCCCGTTCGCCCTCTATTATTTATCAGATATCCGTAGTTCACAGTGTTTTTCCTACAGTTTCCAAAATAGTATTAAGTTCTTCATGATCTTGATTGGTTTTGGTTAATGCTGCTTTGTGGGCCAAACGAATTGCTTTTTTGAGCACACTTGGCTTGATTTCCATTTCTTCTGCTACAGCTTTGACCAAATCAGATAAGCCTTCATTTAGGCTATCGATTTCGTGCATAGTTTGGCAGCCTTCGTTGATTACTTGTGTCAGGCGTGCTTTTTGTTCGTTTGAAAAAATTCGGCTAGGCATTGTTTCTCCTTGTGTAAGAAATACTCGCGTATTATACTTATAAAGCTAGAAGAAATCAACATTATTTTGACCTATTTGCGTTTGTAACCTTTGAACGATTTTATTGGACTGGTTTTATTAGTATCACCTAATTCTTGACTTTCATTGTGTGGATTTGGTGACAATGCGTCTTGCCAATCCACATTAGCCATTCTATACGCATGTTTTAGCATTTCAGCTTCCAATTTGGTATAAGGATGTGCAGTATTGTTTCTGCCCGCCCAACTTTGTTGAGGAATAGGTGGAAAATTTACTCCATCTGCAACAGCTACAAATTGCATAACTCTGTTCAAATCATACAACCTATCAGCAGTGCCTGCAACTCTATGCGTGCCTGGCAATGAGGCTTCGTGTTCTTTAGGTAACTTTAGACCATTTTTTACAATGTTTTTGACTGCTTCGTTTATGAACTCTTTGGCACGCATCAAAATATTTACTGCGTACAAGTACATAAACTTATGTACTATAGTCTATAAATTTTTTTCAATGATCTTCTTGACTACAGTATGTAAGCCAGGATTTACTTTAAGTGCATGTGGCACTAGATGTTTGCGGATGTAGTTGCGAGTATACTTTTCGTCTTGATTGCTAAGATCCTCGCACCATTTTAACCCTTTACGCTCACACCAACTGACAAACTCGCTTTTAGGTGTTGTTAGAAATGGTCTGATTACATTATCTCGGATCATGGGAATTACCTTAGGTGTACCATGCATACATGACCAAAGATAAGTTTCTACACAATCATCCAAATGATGTGCGGTTACAACTGGTCCCATACCCTCTCTGCAAAGAAATTCATAGCGACTGTTTCGCCAAAATTCTTCGGTGCTTAACTCTTTTGGTTTAGTGCCGCGAAGGAATCCAACCAATAAAGGTAAGTCATGCTCGTTACAAAACTTGCTGACGAATTCAAAAGCCCTATTACTATTCTCAGTGCCATGATGGTAAAAGGCACAAGTAACCTCATGCTTTCTACGCAAGAAGTCAGTAATAGCAACACTATCCACACCACCTGAAAAAGCGATGGTTAGTTTGCGTGGTAAGGGAACAAGAAGTTTTAGCATTCTTGTATTATACAAGAAGTGGGATTTTATTGAAAGATATTTGGGTGATTTTTACCATAAATCTTGATAAGTTTGCCCGCAACCATATCAGCTAACAATTCAATTGGGCTACCTGGATAGCTATCATTTGGTTCAATCATGCCCAATTCATGTTGTTTTACATGTGTCAACTCATGTGCAACTGTTCTAAGAATATCAACTAAATTACGATTTTTGGCATATACCCAAATACTTCCTGATCCTGGAGTATGTCCACCAGTATGAGTGTTTTCCTGTGCTTCTTCGGTATCCATACTCAATTCTATTTTAGGTAATTTACCCAAATTTAGCTTTTTACCTACCCAATTAGCAAAATCTCTTACTATTTCTTCATTCGTATTTGGATCTTCATCCAGCTTATTTTTTATCCAATCGTCCGGTGTTTTCTTATATTTCTTTACAAAGATATCATGCAATGCGTTAGCTGATATCTTATGCTTTTTAGATATATTACGCATTAACTTGTCTATGGTATCGTAGTCGTGTTTAGCCAATGAAGGTAGTTTGTCCTTCAATTCTGTTACTGCCGAATCTAATAGTAATTCATTATAGCGCATCAATTTATTTATCAGATAAATACAATATATTATCTTAAGGACTAATATTATGGGAATGAGGTTTTCTAGTGGAATGAGATTGATTGGTGGTATGCGGGCGTTGAGTTCAGGTGGAGGGGGTGGTGGTTCAGATCCTTATTTTGCTAATGTAGTGTTACTAGTGCATGGTGATGGTGCCAATGGTGGTACTACTTTTATAGATAGTAGCTCTTATAATAGAACTCCTCAGTTCATTTCAGATGTAACTACAAGTAATGAGCAAACTATTTTTGGTCAAAATACAATTAAAAGTGTTCAAGGAACTTTTGGTGGCAGCGTGTTACAATATGCATCTAGTACAGATTTTGCTGCTAATCAGCCATTCACTCTAGAATTTCAAATATATATAACTTCTGCCCCATTTTTTCAACCTTTCTTTATGGGAAGGTCAGGAACAAGTTATACTATAATTAATGAAGAATCTAAGGCTATTCAATTTAGTAGCTATCCTGGTGACGGAGGGGGAAATTTAACAGTGAATTCTTGGAATTATGTAGCATATTCAGTTAATTCAACAGAAGTTAATTTGTATATTAATGGGAATAAAATGACCGGGACTAGTGTAGGACTATCTGATCCTGCTACTCAGCCTTTTGGTTTAACAAATATACCCGATGGCATAAGGTCTTTGCAGGGATATTTAGCAGAGATTCGTTACACTAAAGGGGTAGCCCGATATTCAGGCGCAACTATACCTTTACAAACAGCGCCTTGGCCTAATAGTTGATTTAATATTTGAACTTATGAAAATGGCTGGATTAATCCAGCCATTTTTATTCTTGCTACTTTAAGAAAGATTTGGTAGCGAATCAAACATTTCTGGGATAGTAGCCACCCATCACCCTAACTACAATGGTCCTAAGGATGAATTCTTTTAGGTTCTTGATTCCATAATACTGAACCAAGGATCTATAATAACTAATGTGCCATCTTGGCGCTGCATAACATTTTGTGTATGTAAATCCCAACCAAATTTATTTATATTACCTGTATGATATAGTAGTTGCATCAATGAGAATAAAATTCCCCACTTTGCTATATCTGAGTTATCCCAAGATTGTATATCAGCTATTACTTGCTCTATTGTTGGGGGTTCTTTTAAAAATATCCAAGTATGAGGATCTAATAATTGTTCGTAGACTTGATTCCATTTCATGTTTTTTGTAGCAAAATCACTAAGCATCCAAACAATAGCCTCTTCAACTGTTCCCTCTGTAATAGGATATAGTTGCTCCATAGATATCTGAATATATTCTTTATCACCTAGCATGAATGTAGCGTGATGTTTGCCTTGAATTTCAATGAATCTAGGTAAATTTTCATATTGTTGATGCTGCTGAACAAACTCATAAAACTTATAAAAGATGTTTGCTGAGTGTGTTCTATCTTCAAAGGTGTCTGGCATTATAATTTTAATTACTTTGCCTGTATCTTTTGCCCACACTGTTGCATCAGCACCCGACCCCAGCATCTTGTATCCAGCGTTCTGTAATGTTTTTGTTATTTGTTGAGCTTCAGGGGTACCCACTTCAGCTTCTTTAGTTATTTCATTGTATCTCATTTTATAGGGCACCAACTTTGTTTTGCTGTTCCGTAATATTCGCGTGCATAACCATTAGCTATCAGCAAATATCTCAATGATACACCATCAATAATTAAATCACCTAATACCCTACCGCCATATTTGTCCCAATTCATTAAGACGATTTCTATTTTTTGAGCATTTGCTACAATTGTCTGTGTGTAAGTAGTAGCTTCTCTGCCTCGCTTATCTTCTTGTGGGCATTGGGCTCTTGATCCCTTTTCAGGTGTATCTACTCCATATATTCTTAAACTTAATTCTGGTTTTAAAGGTTGGGGCAAGAATTTAGCTTCAAATTTTACAGTATCGCCATCAACTACTGAAATGATTCTATAATCATATTTATTAAACGCGGGTTTAGCAAAGCCTAATAAAGGCAATGTTGAAAGTAATATTGTTGCTATTATTGTTTTCATTAGTCTGCTCTAATTGTTATGTCTCGCATAGATAGTGAACCAAATATATCAGGCCTATCTTGTTGCGCCTGTCTATAAGCATCTTCTTGTGATGATGCTCTAACCATTATTTCTGCTCCAGGTCTTGCTGTAGGACTTACTCTATATAACTTTTCTTCAGATTGTTCAAAGGGCCTAATTAGTTTTGCTGTAGCTTTACCTTGTGATATTAAAGTTTGACCTGCTTCTTGTGGCATACCATATTCACTAAAAGCTTTTGCAAACGCTTCTTCTTTAGAACTTGCTGCAACTTCAATACCGTAATTACCAAAATTAACTTGCCACCAATATTTACCTGTGGGTTTATTAGCAGTTTGATCTTTTTGATACTGACGCTGTGTTTGTATATTTTTAATAAAACTCTTTAGTGCCGATTGTGGCAACATACCAGCACTATATTGAGCAAAAATTGCTATTGGATCATCATTAGATTTAGGTTGTAATAATTGATATAGCTTTTTCAAATATTCTTTACGATATGCCTGCGTATCCATAGAAGCATCCAATGCTACTACAAATCGTAATAGTGTATTTGTTAGTTTGTTTATATCTTCGTTTAACCAATCGCCACCAGGACTACGAAACTCAACATATCCTTCTTTAGGATTAATACTGGTATATTTACCGAATCCATCGCTGCTTGCTATTGCTCTTGATGCTATGGCGCCTAATCCTTTACGCATTTCATCCATCAACTTTTGAGCGGAGTCGGGATAGTACCTTACTTGATCTTTAATTTTATCTAATGCGCTTTTTGTATAAGTATTAGCTTCGCGACCAAATTGTTCTAAAACATAATTATCGCCAAGTAATAATGCTAACTTTACAAAATCCATAAAAGCAACATTTTTACCTGGTATACTAATATTCATGTGTAAACCAGTTGATTGATTGGTATATGCGCCACGTTGTTTAGCCCATGCTATAGTTTTCTTCAAATCACTTATCATTTCATCAATGGGCATCGGTGGACTTACAAATTCTAATCCACTGTCGTTGGCATCGTCTCCATCTATACTGCTATCAGGCTCTAAAACATATTTGTTAGGATCGCGTTTTGCGCCATGATATCTACCACTGACATTTATACCTTTACCTATCATATTGCTAAAATCTTCACCTACATCTTCAACTGACATTCCTCCGCCACTTGTTTCTGTATAATAGGGCCAAGCTACATAATTAGAATAAGTCTGATAAACATCACTCATCCAACGTAGACCTTCGTCTTCAAAGAAATCGCTTTGGTCTGGTAAGTCAGAACTATCCATCCATCTATCGTAAGCGTTTTGGTATAAATCTCCCTGCTCATCCCATTCATTATCAACAAACTCATCAAACATTTCTTTGACGCGCTGTTTGACTTCATCACTGTCGGGATCTAAACCTAATTCTTCTGCTGCACTTTCTTGAGCTTCAGCAAAATCAAATTCATCTCCCATTTCTTCACGAAAAAACTCATCTTTTTCATCTTGCCACAATTCGCTTTGTTTTTCACTGGCCCATTCGTAGTAAGCTTCTTGTATTTTTTCTATCAATCTATCAACATCTCTACGACTGTTCCAATCACCATCAGCAAAAAAATCTTGAATGCCCTCAAAACTGCTTACTCTATCGTCGCTGCTAAAGTCTTGTTCTAATTCAGGTTCTTCGTCACCTTGAGTGTTTGGTACAACCATTTCAAATTCCATACCGGCTACTGCACCTGTATCTGCTGCTAATTTACGCAGATTACTTGGGCTCATATCTATTTCGTATAATGCCTCTTCTTCTAGTGGATGTAGTTTGGCTCCTGTAACCTGCTGTAGTAAGTCCCATGCCGCTTTCTTATCAGTAGAAAGCAAAAATTTCATTCTAACTTTTTCTTCAGGTGTGGCTACTTTTTGAAACTTTACAAGTTCCATCATGCCAATATTATCTGGATAGGATAGTTCTTTTATGAATTGATTTGCTCTCATTTTTTCACTTATAACTTATAATATTGATTCATCACGTTGCTATTGAAGCCAACATCAATGATAACTGGTTTTCCTTGATATATACCCCAATTAACGGCTCTTCTAAAGTCACCTAATTCAACGTCAAACGAATTATTTAAATCTGCTAATGTATTAGCATAATCTGTCATTGTATCTATTTGTTCTTCTGATACATTGCGCTGACGAAGGAATGAAACAAAACTTTCATAGTTACCTGTATAACTCTTTTTACCTGTGATAGCCCAAGCCATGTTTACTAACTGCGACAAGTTATCACAGCCCATAATCTGGCACAATTGCTTCTCAGTTGCTTTTGTGGCCATTTCAGTATGAACCCAAGTAGGTTCACGATTCTGTTCGTCATAATCAATAATAGGTATCAATATACCTAGCTGACTTGCGTAACCATCACTTAATATGTCTGCTTCTACACTATTCTGTGCTAGACCTTTTTGATTCTTAGCAATCTTTAGTACAGTAGGACGACCTTGATATTCAATGACTGTGGCAACACGGCTAGAACCAGCGCCTAATTTCTTGGCTCTTTCTAATGCATAAGCAAGTCTTGACTTGAATGTAGTTCCTTGTTGACGCATTTGAACAGGGTCCCAATCCGCAGGAAGAGGAGCTTCGTCAACAATAGCTTCTTTTAAAAATTCGTGGGCTCTCATGCTCTTTGTTTTTTAAGTAATGATTTTAATTGCCACTGCCATTTAGCATGTGCGTCAATTCTGCCAGCTATGTAATCAGCTATACCTTGCTCATCTGCTTCTTCAGCCAAATGAAAAGTTTGACGTAATAGTTCTATTAGTTTTTGATTATCTTCTGTTAACTCAGCTATCATTAACTCAGCGCGGGGAATTTTTACTTGATCTTGTATAATAGATAACTCGCCAAATCTAGTTAAACTTCCTGGAGTATAACTATCTAATGTGCGAATTTTTTCTGCTGTTTCATCAATTGATTCAAAAACTTCTGTGTATATATCACCAAAGAATTCATGTAATTGTACAAAGTCTGGACCCTCGACGTTCCAGTGAAATGAATGTGTTTTAAGATAAAAGCAAAAACTGCTTGCTAAGTAAACTTTTAAACTATCAGATAGCATAATAAAAATCCCAAGTATTATATTATTTATCTTAAAACAGAATACTTGATGCTTATCTGTAACCTTTAAAATTTACGTAAAAATCTATTACACTATCAGTCATTTCTTTCTCCCTTGACAATGTGCGCGCTGTGAAAACCCTTTAGGATTTTTGCAGTTAATAGAGCGTTTATACTTAGCACTCCATTTCTCATCTAATACATCTTCTTCAGTCAAATCGCCTGTTCTGCGCTGACCTTTTTTGATGAATGGTTGATTTTCCTGCTCCCAAGTTTCAGGATAATTCATACCTAAACTTTCTTTGATAAATTCTTTGGCTCTCATTTTACACTTGTTAAACTTATTCTGTATTGTTTACCGTGACTATCTTTTACGATGAGGCCTCCATTTTCAATCTTAACAACAGTAACCGTACCTAACAGTCCATGTGTTACTTGTTTACCTGGAACAAGATTGCTGACATCAATATTCTTAGAACTCATACTTTCTTCAACATCTTGTTCATTTTGAATGCCACGCATGATTGCACTTTCGCTTTTTGTGCCCCAGTTCTTAGCACCTTTCTTGCGACATTTTACTAATGCACCTGAAGCATATGCTGATGGCCAAACTTTGTATCTGCTCTTTACTTTATAATAGCAGGCGTCTTTTTTCTCCATCATTAATGCTTCGCTAAACATTGGACCTGCACAATGTGGGCATTTTTCTTCTTTTATATCTTGCTCATCTAAAACATCACGGTAAAGTTCTAACCTACGCTTTTCAGTATCCAATCTTCTTTGTATATCTTCACGATCAATATAAGGGTTAGGATCTTTTAGTTCAGATTCTAGACGTTTAATTACAGCTATTATTGCTTCAGCTTCTTTTTTTGCTCTTGCTTGTTTAGTTAATCCTTCCTCTACAGTTTCATCAGTTTTCTTTTTACAACTACCTGGCGCACCTGCTGGCACACCTTGAACTCTTGTATAGCCAGACCAACATTTTAGTTCGTCAAGTTGTTCTTCCGATATACCTTCGTTTGATTTCTTTTTAGTAGCGACATTGATCGCTTTGCCACTACGCTCTGGATTAGGATCTTCTCTGCGCTTGCGGGCTGCTGCACTAGCACGACCTTTCTTACCTAAAGAGTGTGCTTTACTCTGTGGCAAACATTTTGGTTTACCTTCACTATCATCTCCTCTAGCACAATCTCCTCGGATCTTTCCATCAGGACCAAATCTTACCCATTTTTCTTTAAACCATTTACGTAAATCTTCGTTGATAGAATTTTCGGTACTTTTGACTAGGCCTTCAAATATCTTACTCATTGTATTAATCCTTTTTCTTTTCGGGAAGACCTTTATGTTTTGTAGCAGCATATTCGTGACCTGCTTTTTTGCTCATACCTTTAGCCACTTTAGCTACCTCCTTGCTTGCTGGCTTCTCACCTTTTTGTGCAGCATGGACCATTCCCATAAATCTTTGTTGTGCTTTACTTACTGCTTTTTCTGCCACAATATCAATCTTGGGTTTAATTTGATTTGATGTAGTTTCTTTATCAATAGTGCTATAAATTTTTGCTACACGTTCACCTTTAAAATCTATAGGTGTTTGTTGTTCTTTGGCTTTGTGGGCAGCAACCATTTTTTTAAACTGAGTATTTTTTAACATTTTTACAAATTTTCGGGGATCCATCAAAATCTGTAAAAAATCATCTTTTCTATCAGTTGACCTATATAGTTCCTGTATTGCCTTTGCTGCTGCGGACGTTACCGGTCCAGCCACACCACCTATATTAATTTCAATTGATTTATTAGATTTTGCAGCGTTAAATATTTTATCTAAAATTTCATTAGCTTTTATGGAGGGACCTGGTTCTACTGTATGTGCTTCATATTGAGGTCCACCTGCAATAACTCCTGCACCTGTAACAGCCTCTCTGGCCATAGTTTTATGCTCAAGATATTCGCGAATAGTGTTTAGATAATCGTTTGCTTTTATAATCTTTTCTTGTACCCAGCCTTCTAAACCTTCTTCTTCGCTGATTTCAGAAATCAATTCATAAACTTTTTTAGCATTCTTTGCTGCTTGAAATAGATCACTACGCGCCATTTCTACTTCGTGGTCAGTGCGATCTTTGTCATGTGGTATAAATCCTGATTTTAATTTGCGACCTATTCCTGGCACTAAAATCAAATCATCTTCTTCTAACTTAGCTTCATCTACTTTTGTAGTATCCTGTTGAGGTTTACTTTTCATTAAAGCACGCATTTCTTGTTTAGTTTTGCCATATTTCTTTTTGAATTCTTCATCAGACATTCCATCTTTGCCTGAACTAAGATCCATTTGTAATTCCTTGACTCTACCTTCAGAGATGCTATTAGCGTATTTTTTATTTGTTTTTTTACCGGTAAGTAGATTACCGCCTTTACGACTTTGTTTGAATAAGGGAGTGGCTACTGTAGCAACGCTACCTGATGTCGTAGTTTCTACAATTTGAGTGATTTTCATGATTGATACCTATTAATAGCTATTATACTATTTATCTGTACCAATCATGAATTGTATTTTGAAAATAAATTATCCAGCAATATCTTGTGCGTTATTGGGGAATGAGCGGCCTTCTCCCCAAATAATTTTTACTGCACCATCGGCGCCGGGTGCTGCCAATCCGGTATTATTATCATATGATCCGCCCCCACCCCCTCCAGGCCAACCACCATTTCCTCCTTTAGATCCTGAAGTTGTTAGACCATTACCTACCGATCCTGCTTGGGCGGGATAACCTGAACTGAATATTGTGGTTCCACCGCCACCGCCACCTGTTATATCACTTTGACCTGTACCACCATTACCACCACCATTGTTACCTGATCCAGCAGAGAATTGTGCGCCACCACCGCCACCTGATCCTGTACCCACTCCATTTAATCCTGTACTATATAATAGCCCCGAAATAGATCCTGAACCGTTACCACCTACACCATCGTAACCGCCCGCACCACCTCCACCTCCACCACCATTATAGCCAGCCCCTCCACCACCACCATTACCTCCACCTGTAGTTACCCCTTCAGGTGTGCTAGTAAATGAGAAGGTTCCTCCTGTGGCTCCTGGATTATTAGAATACGGTGCTCCACCCTGACCACCACCTGCATTAATCACAAAAGATCCTATGGTTATTGTGGTATTAGCACCGCTTTGGGCTCTGGCACCTTTACCGTTGCCATTAGTTCCACCTGCTCCAACTACAATTGTATAAGATGTTCCAGGTGTGACTGCAATATCATTGGCATAAGCCAATGCGGCGCCACCTCCACCTCCGCCACCACCATCACCTGAATTTCCGTCATCGCCGCAACCGCCTCCACCAATAGCAACTACGCATATGCTAGTAACGCCTTCAGGGGCAGTCCATGAGTAAGTTCCTGCAGTACTATAAATTTGTTGGGGTCCTTCAATAGGAGGAGGAACTGGTGTTGGTCCTGAAAAAATAATAGGTAATTGTTGTACAGTATTGTCTGTAAATATACCATAATTTACATTACCTTGTACTGTAATTGGTAAATTAGCAAATTCAGTATCAGTAAATATACCGTAATTTACATTACCTTGTATTGTTATTGGAAGATTAGCAAATTCAGTATCAGTAAATACATTTATATTAGGCAAACTAAAATTAGATGATATATCTTCATTAATAGTACCTACAGCAAATATACTTAATCCACCACCTTGAAATGATACTGTTACATCTTCATTAATAGCACCTGCTGCAAATATACTTAGACCACTACTTTGAAATGAAACTAAAACATTTTCATTAATAGCACCAGGTACGAATAAGCTTGGATTTCCCGCAAAGCTTATAGATATTTCAGCATCTTCATTTGGACCAATGAAAACACCTGTAGGTTCGCTGGTTATAGTAATATTTTCTAAAAAAATATTATCAAAAATTAATGGCATTAAAATGTCCTATTTTGTGGGAAGTTAATATAAAATCCCGCAGATTGATAGTTTGCTCCTGAAACTATATCGGTATTAGGAATTTCTAAATCTGCACCTGAGCCTGTTGCGCCCACAGAACCTAGTAATGCGCCTCTAATTGTTAAACTATTACTAGTACCTGTGCCAAATCCTCTGCCATAAGCTAAAAACCAAGTAGCTGTTCCTGATCCTACAGCCGCCGTCACCGTCAAACATTTACCTATGAGCCACCTAACTTTTTGATTCACGATGCCCATATTTTCAACAGCCCGTGAATTATCTAATAAAACAAACTGAATTAGTAAATCAGATGACCTTGTAGATAAATCAGTAAAACTAGGAAAAGTTGCAGGAGTACCTTTATAAATATTTATTCTAGGAGATGGGGGAACATTGTTTGCTGCGGCACCCACAAACCCTCCAAAAGGGTATAAATTGTCGTATCCGCTACCACCTGATGTTAATCCCACAAATGCAGGTTGGTCAAAGCCCCCCACATAAACTATATTTTGTGCTATTTGGCTTGACATTCTTAATGTTGGCATGTTATGACTCCTTAAATTACAGTTAAGTTCATGGTAACCGATACTATTTGTCCTGTTGTAGGAGTCATTGTACTGACTACCACCATACCAGTACCACCTGATACGGAAATAGAATCACATACTATAACACTATTTCCATTTGACAGTGACCACCAAGAAATATTTCCTCCCGCAGTTGCAGCTTGTGAAATATTTCCTCCCGTTATAGAAATTGTAGTATTAGCTCTAGTATATGTTAAACCTGTATACGATAAAATATTTCCCGCTGGTAAATTAGCTGTAGCTTCAATGGGTATAGTGGGAAAAGCCACTGAGTCTGGGTAAATCCTTAAAGTTGCTGATCCTAAAGAATTCAACATACTTTGTGCCACACCCTGTGTTGAAAATGTATTTATTTGAAATGACATTATATATCCTTATATATTTAAACATCCCAGCCTTGTGGGAGTGAAATTAGCATGCCTGTTGATTGATAAGATTGTCCTGAAACAATATCTACATTGGCTATTTCTAAATCAGCACCTGAACCTAATGTACCTACGGTTCCTATCATTGCACCTTTGTCAGTCATAGAGGTTGTGCCTGAACGGCATAATATGAACCAAGCAGCAGTACCTGATGCTGATGCTGTGGTTACAGTTTGACATTTGCCAATTACATATTGTAAGTTTGTTCCACTATATCCTAAATTCTGATATTGACTAGATGTTGGTATAGTAAATGTAATTAATAAATCACTAGCTCTAGTTGATCTATCAGTAAGTGCAGGAAAAGTTGCAGCCGTACCTTTATATATTAGTAATAAACTCACACTTGATGTACCAGAACCACTTATTATACTTGCAGAGGTAGATGAACCACTAGTTAATATTCCATTAGTGGAGTCATCTATCATGATATTTGCAGTCCCATTGGGAATATATAAATTTGCCATAATATAATTTACCTTATGTTGCTGCTGCTAATGATAAAGAAAATGCTATTGTAAGATTTTGCCCTGATGTTGGAGTAAGGGTATTTAGAATTAATACTCCTCCACCCCCAGTGGTACTTACTGAATTTGATATTAGGGCTCCTCCCACAGTGCCAACACCAGATTGACCATAAATTGCAAACCAACTTACTGTTCCTGCACCAGTAGTTGCAACAGTAGTATTACCACCTGTTATAGTGATAACACCGTTAGATACAGTAGTGGTTAAATTAGCGAATTCTGCTAAATGTCCTGAAGGCACATTACCTACACTATTTATAGGTGCATTTGGATATGCGACATTAGAACCATATACTCGCAATCTTTGATTATTTGTTGCACTTAATATTCCCGATCTAAGCGCCGCAGCCATAGCATTAGCTGAAAAACTATTAAATTGTAAAGCCATATCTAAATATCCTTTATTCTATTTATTCTTAATTTAAAAAAAATAATACTTTTTATCTACTATTTCCTTAACAAGGGAGGTATTCCTGCCCTACTAACTTTAAATCCAAAAGCTTTAGCATTCTTTTTGATAGTATTGGGTTTTACATCCACTGTTAGCGCAGTTTTAAATCTTGGATCATTCTTTTCTGCGTTGCTTGGTATATATCCTGAAGCACTTTCGTCAACTTTTGTTAGCGATTTCCATTTATTAGCTAAATTATTAACCAAGTCGCTAACATTATTAAGTTTATTTGCCTGCATGTATCTAATGATATTAATCGCATGTTCTCTATCTGGACCTGAATTGGGTTTACGAGCATTACTTAAATCATTAGCAAGTCCTTTGGCCGCATCATTTTTATAGTAATCTTGGTATATCAAACTATAACGCAATTTATTTGCTTTATCACTTAATAGGTTTTGATTGTTAGATTTAACTAATTCTATCCAAGGTAGTAAATAACCTTTATGTGTACTTATATAACCGCCTGTTCGTTCTTGTCCTGTTAAAATAGAAACATCTCCAAGTTTTCTTGTATCTTGATTTCTCCAAGCATTTTTATCTGTATAAAAGTATGTTGAGATTCCCAATCTTTTAGCTAAAATTAAATCTTGTCTAGCCCAAGCTTTGGTTCTTGACTCTGCTTCAGGCGACACATAAATATGTATTTCGGTTACTCCCTTAATACTCATCGTAGGATCTTTACTAAAAATTCTATCTTCTGCTTCATGTGTTCTATGATGAGATTTTTGCGGGTCACGGTTGCTCCAATAATCTACAGGCGCGGCCTTGTAATGACTGCTATACCATTTACCATCTAACACAAATAAAACAGCGTCATCACCTATTGTTTCGTGGTATCCACCTCGTCTTGACCTTGTGGTGCTCAAAAAATAAGGATAACCTTTGGGGGCATATTGTTCTTCTACGCTTCCTAATGTGCTACTTAATTGAAATTCGCCTGTGCTTAAAATATTTTTTGCAGTAACGGCTGTAGTATAATGATATACAATTGGACTTAATCCTTCATTTAAAAAAGTTTCTTCTAAATTGGCTTTTAACAGTTTTGTATAGTAGTTGGGATCTTCTTTAAGATGGTCTAATGCTATTTCTTTAGCAACTTTTATGTCTTTAGTATGTTCTTGTTCTACTTTAATACCCTTCTTTAACTCTGCCATAATGTGTTCTACACTAACATTATGTCTTTTAGTTAATTGTTGGGGAGTTAGAGTAGGGACATTTAATATAGATTGTTCATACATAGCTTCAATACTTAAACTCTTGCTATGTAGTTTGTCTCGTAGATCGTATAATTTTGTTAGCCAACCCTGACTGCGTAATGCTTTGTAAGCCAAGTTTTCGGGGCTGAATTCGCCACCTTTATCTAAACCCACTTGACGATAGCGACGCATTGTTTTTAGAAGTTCTTCTACTTTTTTGATGTTTTTAGATTTCAATGCTATCTGTACTAAATCATATAGCTTTTTGAACTTTTGCTTTGTTATAGTTTGATCCAAGTTTGCTCTTCGTTTTACTGGAATTCTTAACCATTTATTTTGTAATAAACTATACTCACCCAAACTAATTACAGGCTCATTGCTGTCTTGTACATAAAGTTCTACAGGTACACCATGAACTTTTATATCGTGACTATCGTTATATATTGTCTTTTTGGCGTTGAATAACTCACGATAAACTTCATCGTTAGATAGTTTGTTAAAATCTACTAAGATGTGTAAATCTAAATCGCTATGTGGCGTATAAGTATAGGCTGCATTTGATCCTGATATAGTGATATCTGCTACATCTAAATCTTTAATACCTAATTCTGTAATGAAATCCTTAGCTATCAATATCAATTGCTTTTTAACTTCAGGGCGTGGCTTATTGTTCACGAATAGTTTGGGATTCAACTTATCGTGAAATTTGACGGCGTCTGAGAGTTTGAAAGATTCTAATTGATTGATATTCATTTACTTATTTATCTTATAATTTATGACCGCAATGTGGGCAGCGTTTGGCATGTTCTTCTTTTGCTTCTTCGATAGCTTGTCTGATGCCTTTTATGTCTTTCAATAAGTGATTAAGTAGTTTTCTATCTCTGTGTTTTTTGTCTTTTTCCAGTTCTTTTTTAATGCGTTCTTTTTGACTATTAACGCGCTTTTCAAATACTTCAATGTAATGTGGTAATGATTTTTTTGTCATAGTATAAAATAAAAGGGGCAACTGCCCCTTTTATCCCTTTATCTAATAATTTTTATGATGTTGGTAACTCTGTTACTACTTTACCCGTGTTATCAACTACTTGTAGATTTTTTGATTTTAAGTATTCAACATACATTGGACCAATTGTCTTAAGTAGATGCTCTTGATTCTCCATACAGAATACATAGCTACCTGAGTGGCGTAGTAGGACACGTTTGTCTACCCAAACGCGGCCGCCTAGATCACGCCAGTTTTCGCAGAATGTCCAGTCTTCGCTGTAGTAACGATTCTGACGAACGGCTGTGTCAAAGTATGTCTTTAGATACTTGTCATACTTTGGATCCATACCAATGTCATTTTTGTATGGCTTGACTGCTGGGTGAGCATTTAGCTTCGCAAATACATGCTTCTTCATTAGCAAGAAACCTGTACCAGCTTTGCTTACTTCTTGTAGACCATCAGGGCCTTCTTCTGCACCTTCAAATCCATTTACTACCCATTTGATAGGCATTGACTTCATTGGATATAGACCTGCGATAACGTCAACGTCACGATTTAGTAGAACTAGCAAATGCCATGGCTCCCAACCAATGTCAGCATCTACGAAGAATAGATGTGTAGCTTCGGGCATATCTAGAAACTTAGCTGTTAGTGTGTTACGTGCGCGACTAATCAATGATTCATTGACCATTGTTTCCAATGTCCAATCAATACCAAGTTGGCGAGCAGTATTTGCCCACTTGATGAATGACATGAATACAGATTCAGTTAGCATACCGCCATAGCAAGGCATAGCGATGTGTACGCGAGTGGTACGTAAGAAATCTACATTAACTTGAATTTGTCCAGCCTGTGGCTGTTGACCTTGCTCGACTTGAGCAGGTACTTGGGCTGCTTGTTGTGCTAATTCCTGTACAGCCTCTACAGGAACTTTCTTTTCTGTCTTGGGTTTTTTAGTTGCCATAGTGTCCTCTTGTAAAGATAAAATTATTTACACAGAGATGATGGCGATGAAATTTTTTTATTTTTCGTCTATATAGTCTTGATTTTCAAGGATATTTTGAGGTTTAGTTTCAACTAAATTTTCTGCTAGTGTTTCTGCAACCTGCTCGCCCATGACTTGGTCAAACATTTGAACAACATTTTGTGCTAATTTAGGATTAGTCTGTGCTTTAGGATACAAACTCATAACTAATGCTGTTTTACGCTTATCGTTTAATGTAGGCCAAGCTTTACGAATTTGTGTGGCACTTGTTATGCCAGGTCCAAATTCAACAGTGGGCAAATAAGCCATATATGCGTGCTTGCTAAAAGGTTGTAGGTTTTTTCCTGTATATGGTTGAAAGTACGCAGGTGAACCATCTTTCTTTGTTCCACCTGCTTGAGGGGGTTCGTTGCGATCCTTTTCGCTACGCACGAAAATCAATACATCTTCTTCGGGATTAAATTGTTGTGTAATTTCTTTAGCTTGAAATGGGCTTTTAACTTGAATAAAATGACCAGGTTCAACGCCTGCTAATTTTGCTAATTTTTCCTTTAGTGCGAACGGGAAAGGTCTTTCACTTTGGTCATTGGTTGCAGCTACATAAACTTCAGCATTGGGGAATGCTTTTTTAGCCGATTGATATAACGCAAAATGCCCTGCGTGAAATGGATGAAAGCCACCTGGCATTATAACAAGCATACGCATATTAATAACTCAATTTTACAAAATCCAATGTACCACCATCAAAATCAACAATCTTAGCACGCATGTAAACAAAGTTGCCTTCAATGTTAGTATAAACACTAGCATCAGATGCTAATTGTGGTGCGGTATTAGCAGGAGCATTAGCGTTAGCCACTAATTCGTATACTTTGAACCAATCATTTTGTGTAGGTGATGTAGCTAAACTTGCTTCAATAACTATGTTGCCAGTCAAGCCTGTAGCTTTGATATTTATAGTTTGAAGATCACGATTTCCTAAATAATATGCGGCTGCAGGTTGAGAGTTACCTATTACTGTGTAAGGTGCCCCGTTACCTGGATTCAAGTAACTGGTTTGTGGCAATAGAATTAGTGTCGTTGTTTGAGACATGTTATGCTTTAACTACCTCTACAACAATAGAATCGCCTACTAATTCCTGTGATACTTGCTCTAGTGCGGATGCTACATCATCACTTAACAAGTTGGCAGAATCAGTTTCGCTATCTTTAACGATTTTACTGAATTTTACTACTAGTACTTCTTCAACAATTTTGGCCATGAAAAATACTCCAATGATAGAGTATTTATCATTAATTTATTGTTTTTCAAGTTTAAAATTTAAACCCAATGCCTCAGGTATTGACAGAGCTAGTATAGTATAATCGCTTTCGTTATCATAGCCTATATTAAAGCTATCTCTTATCCAATTTTTAGTCCAACCTGTGTTATAATTTAGCCAATACTTCAAGCTTTTATTAGGATAAAATTTAGTTGAACTGTTTTCGTATCTCTCAAAAAAATCTTTGAGATTACGATAAAAGTCATTACTAACTTTAGTATTTTTAAAATACACCCTATATTTTGTAGGGGGATTCCTTTTAAAATATTTAATTCCGCCAGGTACATTAGCTATAGCTTGTTTATATACAGGTTGATAATTTTCAAAATAGGGGGCTATCTGTTTAAGAATTTCAATGTCGTTTGCGTAGACTGACAAAGAATTCATACATAATCTTATGCTTGCACCCTCAGTATTAAAATTACTTTTCCACAAAAAGTAATTTTGAAATGTAGTTGTACGCTCTTTAGTCCAAGTAAAGGATGAAGCTATCCATCCTTTACTTCTCAAGAAAGCAATTCTATCTTTTAACGCTTTGAAATCCTTACAGTACCTAGTTCTACCTATGTGAGATATCTTAAATACGACCTTGAATTCGTATTTTTTATAGTATAGTTCTGTCTTGTTTTCAGTTATTAACTTGAATGATGCCATTGCTATCCACGCTTGCAGTATGTTTCATAGACATTACAAAGTCTACTTTGCCTTCTTTCATTACAGCAGCCACATTTGCGTTTTTGATCTTATCAAAAATAATCTTCTTACTTAGTGGAACTCTGATTAGCTCATCGATCTTGCGTGCCAGGGGTCTTGCACCCATTTTCTTGTCATAGCCCACTTCTGCCAAATACTCTACTACTGGCTCTGTGATAGTAAGCGAAATGTTGTGCTTGTCTGCTAATTGCTTACGCAAATCTTCAGTAAACTTGATTACGATTTTCTTGATTGCTAGTGTATCAAGCTTGTTGAATTTACATACTAGATCAATACGATTTCTGAATTCTGGCTTGAAGAAGTCCTTTAGAGCTTTGTCATCTTCGCCCAATTTATCCTGACTACCGAAACCAATATTCAATCGTTCGCTATCGCTTGAACCTAGATTGCTGGTCATGATGATGATCGTATTCTTACATGATACTACTTTACCATTGCTGCCTGTGATCTTACCTTCATCTAGAATTTGTAAGAAGATGTTGAAGATATCAGGATGTGCTTTTTCAACCTCGTCAAATAACATGATTGCGTGAGGATTCTTGCTAAGATCATTAATTAGTCGTCCACCGCTTACTTGACTGTCGTTGAAGCCAACATAGCCAGGTGGGGGTCCAATCAATGACGATACAGCATGTTTCTCGCCAAACTCGCTCATATCATATTTGAGTAATGGCATGTCTAAGTTTTTACTTAGTAGTTTAGCCATTTCAGTTTTACCTGTACCTGTTGGTCCTAAGAACAAGAAACTACACATTGGCTTAGTTTCGTTGCTGATGCCAGCAAATGAAACATAAACACGCTCTAAGATTTCTTGTACGGTAGCATCCTGACCAAATAGCTTGTTCTTTACATTCAACTCTAAGGTAGAGATACGATCATAATTGTCACTTTTTAGCTTATCGGCAGGAACACCTGTAAACTTCTCTACTTGTTCGTAGATCAATTCTTTAGTGATGATAGCGCCATGATTTTCTGCTACGCGCTGTTTAGCACAGGCTGCGTCAAGCAAGTCAATACTCTTGTCAGGATTTTTACGATCATGGATGTATCGTGCAGAGCTATCTACTGCTGCCTTGATAGCCTCTTCAGTGATTTCAACATTATGAAACTCATTGAGGCGTTTGCTCAAGCCTGATAGAATCTTGATTGTAGATTCTTGACTTGGCTCATCAACGGATACCCGATAGAATCTACGCATTAGTGCGCGATCTTTCTCAAAGCTTTCGTAGAACTCTTCCCATGTTGTGCTTGCGATGACTTTGAGTGTGCCCTTAGTGATAGCGGGCTTAATCATGTTAGCAAAGTCGATAGAACCCCCTGTTGAATTACCTGAACCACGCATAGTATGCGCTTCGTCAATAAACAGAATAGCTTTCTTTTTAGTATTAAGTGCTTCAATAACTGCTTTTACTTTTTCCTCAAAGTCTCCGCGATACTTGCTACCCGCAAGCAATGAACCAATTTCAAGTGAATACACTTCATGGTCGTATAAAAACTCTGGGCATTCTTTTTCATAAATGCGTTTTGCTAATCCTTCTGCGATAGCAGTTTTACCTACGCCAGGATCACCTACCATCAATACATTGCTTTTGAACTTCTTAGCTAATACATTGATAATATCTTCTAATTCATCATTACGACCAATTAGTGGTTCGATTTTATCTTCATGTGCTAATCTTGTTAGATTAATAGTATATTCATCTAATACTTCGTCAGCTTGATTTTCAGTCAACTTAGTTGTGTATTCACTACCCTTATAGTGCTTTTGCCAATACTGAACAAACTCATTTTTGTTGACGCCATATTTCATTAGAAAGTAATGTGCGTGACTATTACCCTCGGAGATAATGCTTAAAAATACATCAATAGTAGTAACCTGATTGCGATTAGTGAATAATACTTGCGTAACCGCCCTATTCATTACACGCTCTAATGAATTAGTCCTACGAGGTTCCACTGGGGTCGCGGTTGTCACGATAGAATGTAAACTATCCACATAAGCTGTTAGTTCGTTGATAAGCATATCTGCTTCAGCACCAAAATGTGCCAAACATTTTTTGAAGGGTTGATGCGATACTAGAGCTAAAGCAAGATGCTCTACGGTACAATATTTGTGGCTTCTTTCTTTCGCCAGTTCAATGGCTGCTTCAATGATGGCTTCAATTTCGGGTGAGTTTTTCATTTTTAATCCTTTTTGTGTTTGGCCATGCTAATAGCATTTATGATGCTTGAGTCTATATTATCAGGTATGTAGGGTTTTATCAATAGAATTTGGTCCCCAAAACTACCTAAGTTATATATAGGAAGACCTTGTCCTGCTAATCTCAAATGTACATGTGGTTGTGTTTTGGGTGGAATTCTAACTTCTATTATACTACCCGAAATAGTTTTAAATTCCATACTTGTACCTACTACTAAGTCTAATACTGATACTGGAAAGTTTGATACCAAATCGTTATTGTGGCGATCAAAATGTAGATGTTTTTGTGTTCTGAACTCAACTATTAAGGTGCCATTATCTATAACATTGGGTAATTTTATTTGTCCCCCTTCAGGTATTCCTTTGGGAATTTCTATATCAATAGTTTTAACTCCCGCATGAGTTTGTAATTGTATCGTTTGTCCCCCACCAAAATAAACCTGTTCAAGGGTCACCATAAGTGTAGTTTTGAAAACTTGTTGTCTTGCTTGATTAGTATTCTGTCCTTGATTTCGGAAAAAAGTATGGAAAAAATCTTCAAAACCATGTGCGTGAAACTGAAATCCGCTAGGAAAGCCTTGAGTGAATCCTGAAAAATCGCCAGCAACGTTAGGATCATCGTATTGTTTTCTTTTTTGGGGATCACCCAAAGTTTCATACGCAGCTTGTATTTTTTGGAATGTAGCTGTATCTCCACCTTTATCGGGATGGTGAATACTTGCTAATTTTCGGTATGCTTTTTTAATATCTTCTTGTGTCGCGGATTTATCGACACCTAAAGTTTGATAATAGTTCATTAAGTATTTACTGGCGTAAAACACCTTCCAGTTTTTCTTTTGTTCTACCGTAAACTGCGATGCCTAATACTGTACCCATTGCTATGTGGAATAATCCTGCACCCATTAATGTCATAGGCTGATATTGTGCTTCAACTTTGCCATTCATTAAAGCCTGTAAAATAGACCATAAAACAGGGAACACAATAAAATCTGTTATACATACCACCATATACATCCATCCCATAGCAGGGCGCCATTTATTGTTTACCCAATCTTTGTTTGTGTTTTCTACTAAATTTTCACCATTATTTGCGGCAGTAGTTTCAGCAGATTGCATAAAATTTTGATTTTGCATTATAGGAGGACCAAATTGAGGTACAGTGGGATCTTTTACCAATTGTTCTTCTGCTACATCATTTGTAGCAACAGGATTTTCGTTATCTGTTTTTTTGGGTAATTTAACTTCATCCATGTTATAATCCGGCCATAGCCTTGAAATTTTTAATTTCAACATCTGCGTCATCGTATATAGGTTTGGCACCTATTCCTGCAATCTCACGCATTTCATTTAAGTCACCTTCGGACTCTTCTTCTATTCTATATTCATGTGGTGAAATTGTTATGACTTGTTTTAATATATTGCTGTCAGCCTCAAATTCTTCTTCGTTGACCATAACAACCCACTCAGTAGGCTCTATACCTGTTAGTGTTTTTAAATCTGAAATAAGTTCAACTATATGTGCAGGTACTGTACTTCTGCGATTCATTTCAACGAATACAACCCATTTACCTGGAGATAGTTCACCTTCGCTTATGCTTGCATCAAGTACCCAATCATAGCCCCGCTCGAACCATTCAGCTAAATCTCTACCTGCCATTTCACTATAAACAACAAATGCTAATGTAACGATGTCGCTATCTTTACCCATTTTAGCAGAGTATTCATCGACTGATACGGTTGAATCCATCATGCCTTCTAAGTCGTGATAGTCTAATCCCTCTTTAAGAATTCTTTTCATGTCTATCCTTATGCTACTGGTGGAGGTGCCATTCCAGGTGCCATAGCAGCTTGATCTCCTGCACCCATCTCAGCGCCTTCTGCGCCTTCATCTTGAGTCAATCCTTCTTCATCCAAATCGTTGCCATAAGCATCATTCAATTCTTGTAAATCGATTTCTTGATCTGCTAAGTCAATAGAACCTTCTTTAATGTCGTTCATTAGTTCTTTTGGTATTTCTATTTCAACGAACCAAACTTTTCTTTTCTTCATTCTAGGATATCTTGTACCAGGAACAAAGTCTTCATAGTCTTTTACTTCAACAGGTACTTTTAAAGATGATTTACCGTATGTTATTTTGCACCCTAAATTCAATAGTCTTTTTGCACCTTTAGGATCTGGCATCAATTTATAAGGCCACATGAATGCACATTTAACAGTATAACGCTTGACTATAGGTCCTTGAACCAATTCACCTAATAGCCAATTCTTGAATGCGTAAATGTCTGCTTCATCTAAAACTCGTTCAAAGTCTAAAAGAATAGACATAGAACCATCACTGGTCATGATACCCTTGATAGTGTCTACTATACTAACGAAATCTATATCGTTGAAAAATTCATTTGCAGGTTTGTTTTTCATCATGTATTTATCATAATGAAAAACTTTTTTTAATTAAGGAATTTTACTGACTATAGCCCAATATTTATCATGTATTTTTCGTAAAAAACGCTGCTATTAATGTGTAATAGGATCACCTTAAATATTTTTGCGTTCAATCTTATTAAGGAGATAACTTTGAGTAAAAGAAAAACTAGTGCGCTAACCCGTGGTCATGACCAAACAAAAGCTCATTCAAGAAAGCTCGATGCTAGCAATACTTTTTATATGCATGAGTCTAAAACGATTGATTTTTCTCAGGCGTATCCTAAGCAGCGAAATAAAAAAGTAGCTGAATTGATACCCCGAAGTTTAAATCAAGAGAAGTATATCATTGCTCTACTTGACGAGAATACTGATATCGTAATCGTTTCGGGCCCTGCTGGTACAGGCAAAACTTACTTAGCTATGGTCGCTGCTATAAAAGCGTTACGCGCAGGTGAATGCGAAAGAATAATACTTACAAGACCCGCTGTAGGTGTTGACGATGAAAAACATGGTTTCTTACCAGGCGACCTAAATGCAAAAATGGAGCCTTGGACTAGACCATTACTTGATGTGCTTAGAGAATTTTACAACGCAAAGGAAATTGCCCACATGCTAGAAGAACAAATAGTGGAGATAGCACCCCTAGCATTTTGTCGAGGTAGAAATTTCAAAAATAGCTGGATAATTTTAGATGAAGCACAAAACGCTACTCCTAGTCAAATGAAAATGATTATGACTAGGATAGGAGTGGGTAGTAAGATTGTTATCTGTGGTGACGTTGAACAAACCGATCGTAGAACACATGATAATGGCTTGATGGACTTGTTAGCAAAAATGGACAAAAATGCAGTTCCAGGAATGCAACTATGTAAGTTTGAGATTAAGGATGTACAAAGACACAAAATAATTGAACATGTACTAAAACTATACTCATAAAGAAACGGGGACATATGTCCCCGTTTCTTACTTTGATTTCTCTTTAGCAGTTATTGTTGCTTCTTTTTCAAGTTGCGCAATAAGTGCAGGATAGATTTTCTTGTAATACTGATTGGCTTTATCCCAATCCATATCAACTATTTTACCCTCAATTACGCACTTTTCTATTTTCTTTGTGGCGTAATCTAAAATCACATTACAGGTTTGTTTATCGGTAGCTTTCAACTTTTTGCTAGTTGAAACTTGTTCATCGATCTGGCCGCCAGGCTTTCTCCAAAATGTAATAAGTAAGTAACGGATGATAATCTCCTTACATAGTCAATTCTGCTAACGAAGCTGCTAATGATATTTCGGGGACACCCACTAAAGGTAAATTAGCAAGACCATTTCTAATGATAATAATGCTTGCGTCACGTTTTTCTTGTGTCTTACCCCACAAGTCAAGGTTTTGATACATCCAAACATAAATCTCTTCTACTCTTGTAGGATATAAAGAAATGTATTGCATCAACTGTTGACGACCTTCAAGCACTTTACCTGCTTTGAATAGTTGGCTTGCTTCTACAAGTAGTTCGTTTTCGCTACTTCCTGCTTTCTGTGGGGGCAACAGTTTACCTGTATTGCTATTTACTTGAAGTTGATTCAAGCATTTACGCAAGTCAGGATAAGTTGCGCGAACATAATCATCTAGTGTATCTAAATCAAATACTACATTCTCTGTTACTAGAACTGTAGCGGCGCGCGCTGTGAATTCCGTCTTATCTGTTTTAGCTATATGGAATTCGTGACAGCGTGATTTTAGTGCAGGGATGATCTTGTGCTGATAATTACAAGTTAGAATGAATCTAACAGTTTGATGATATGCTTCCATATCATTACGCAATGCTGCTTGAAACTCTGCGGATGTATAGTCAGCCTCGTCAAGTAGAATCACTTTGAAGTTACCAAAAGGCATTGTTTGTGCAAACCCATTGATTTTTTCTCGCACAATAGCAACGCCATTCTCTCTTGACGCATTGATTTCTAGCACATCGTAATCTTCTACGCCTAGCTCATTAATCAATACTTTTGCTAGTGTAGTTTTACCTGTGCCAGGATCACCTGAAAGCAATAGATGAGGTATACTACCGTCTTTGATCCATTGTTCAACTTGCTGCTTTTGTCGTTCATCTACGAACACATAATCAGCAACAGATTTAGGACGATACACCTCAACCCATAATTTATTTTTCATATTTGATTTCTTTTCTCTCTAAAACTAGAACCACTTCAAACCCTTCTAAAAGACATTGATTGAGTTTTGCCTTATTCCTATTTTCTAAAATAGGATCTTTTCCTTTTTTATTCCAAGTCCAGTTAGACTTAATCTCGTAAATCGTATTATCTATGATATAATCACTTATGTAAAGTTTTTTGGTATTATCTTCTGGATCTAGGTACCATACGCAAGGACCCCGCTTTACATTTTTGGATATCCAGTCAGACCCATAAACCTTTTCTAAAGTTTCTAAAAAATCAAATTCATATGTACCTTGATAAGGTATTCCTAAATTTTTATACTCTAAAATAGGACAGTTTTTATTATTGTCCCAAGGATTGTTTTCCCAATGCTTTCGCATTGTATTTGCTAATTTTTTATAATGCCCTTGTTGTTTTCTTGTTGCTGTTGCTTTAATTTGAGATGTTTTAGTTATACCTAATTTAGTCCTAGTCTCTAAAGATTTTTTGGCTCTTTCTAAATGGTCTGTTCTGTCAGAAAATTGTTTCCGCTTCCCCATACATGAGTTATGATGGGCAGAGCAACAATATTTGCCATTTGAAAAAATAAAGTTTGCTTGCCCATCACATCCATAGTTACATTTAGTTTCTATATTAATTTCTTTAGCAATAGGTTTTTGAAATTTCATAAAAATCTTCTCCTACACTATTTATGCATAGAAAAGACTTTTCAACCCAAAGTGTATTTTTCATATTACCCACGTAATGATTCAAAACTAATGATTTTACCCAATTCTTCACCTAAATCTTTATCTTCAGTAATGATATGCAGCCTTTGATCGTGACGATCAGTTCTTCTATCATATACACTATATGATACCACATACCCACCATTGGCTTTATTGATAGTGAAATTTATAGAAGATGCTGATTCTATGCTTCGGACCCCAACCCCAATTACTGATGATTTAGTTTGATTAGCATAGGGAACGTCAACTAACAATTCTGTTTGCTGAATTCTTCTACGCAGCCATGTGAAAAACCAATTCATTTTGTTTCCAGTAGTTTTTTAAGATTAAAGATAGCTTCTGGTCCAAGCAAAAATTCGCATTTACGCTGCTCTGATTTTGGGTTCTTTGCACCAGTCCAAACACTATAGAAGCTTAGTTGCTTAGTGTTTTCAGGATTGGCACAATCAACCAATTCAGCATAAAGTTGATAAGTTTCACCGCTTGTGTCTTTTACTTCATGTAATAGTTGTTTCATTATAGTACCTTATCACTCATAGTTTGATCGTTGACGGGTTCGTCACTTACTAGTAGTATATCATTATTATCTACTTTGCGTATGACTTTTTCGCCCTCATTATCTTCTATTTTAACACCTCGCGTCCAACGACCGTGAGCGATTAGGACATATTGCCCAACTTTTACATCTTTCTGCTCACTACCCACAGCGTAAACTTTTGCCCAACGTGGACGAATTCCAGAGTTTTTCATATCATCATTTGGAATGATGATGCCACCTTGACTGATACGCTCTTCAAACTTCATGTCGCATACGATTACTGCATCATTTAATGGGATTATTTTGTTGACTTTGTGTGCTGCAAATGCTAGTTTACTCATTTTTTACCTCGTTTTTGCTGTGCCTTTAGTTCTTCTTGTTTGATTCTTTCTACTTCTGCGTCATCTGCCATATCTTCTTCCAACTCTTTTTCAAATTGGCTCAACTCAATTAGCTCTTCAGCTTGGGGCTGAGGTGCTTGTGGTTTTTTAGATTCAGGCATGGGTTTTCTAACTGGATTGGCACTGCGATTGCCTACAGTTTTACTATAGTTTTGATTTACCTTTTCAGTAACAGGTGTAATTACCTTACCTTGAGCGTCGATAGTGTCTCCCCGTGCATTTACCGACATGTTTCCTACTGCGCGAACCTTTTCGTTTTTAGTAGCTAGTACGCTCATATCAACTGTTTTACCTAATGCTGTCCTATATTTGGCCATTATGTTCTCCTATTTCAAAAATTCTTCTATATCTAAGTCATAGAATAAACTATTTACCCTATGAACACCTATCAAAAATAATACAAAACTTGCTACTGAGCTACCTCTGCCCACTCCCCATACGATGTTATTTGCTCGCATAGTATCTACTAAGTATTTCAAATATTTTAGTAAGGGAAATAGGTCTCTTTCCTGATATAACATTAGCTCATTTGCTGCTCGTTGTAGTTCTGCTTCGCCCCTGCATTGATCTAAAATCCATTTAGCGATATCTATGTTTTTGTAATCTTCGGGCATCAACCAAATGTTTTGACAGATTTGGTCGAACTCAGATTTATTTATTTTAGGATCAATATAAGTGATTAACTCAGGTTTATTAGATATATTTAACTCTGGGTCAAAAGTGATTTCTTTATCAACTAAGCATTTTTTGAGTGATAGCTCAGGGTTAGACATGATGGCGTCTAACAAGTCTTTTTCAGAGAAAATAGGGTTACCACAGCTATCAATTTTCATAACTTACATTATTACATCTATCGATGATTTAGTCAATCAAACTGGTGTTTTTTCCTGAGGATTGGTAAAAAGTATTTCTGCTACAGTTGTCTTGTCTGTTTTGATTTCCCAAAGCAAATCCTGATCCCAATCGTTAGATATAGCGTGTAGCTTTACTATTTTTTCTTTCTTGTTTATTTTGTTGAAGTTTGATATGCATGTATTTGGGTTAAACCACCAGCCATCGTTTTTTGCGAATTCTTCGTCTATGACTTCGATGTCACCAAAAAACTTCACACCATCACTCATTTTTGAACTTAGAATTATTTCTGTTACGACAAATCTACCTTCTGTAATCGAATTAAGTTTTAGCAATAATGCTTGCATCACTACTTGGTCATATGGTTCATTGGGCAATGTGCAAACTTTTATATTAGCATCTATGTATTTGTCTATAGCACGCTTTTCTTTTTCATTAACAAATACTGAATTCTCTAAGCAATCTAATAGAAAGTGTTTTATTCTTTCCATAGCTATGTTTTGTTCTTTGGGACAATTTATTTCCACATAAATTATAAGTGAAAGAGAATACAGATTCATCAAGAACTTATTATCATAATGAACACCAGCTTGAAATGCAAAGTCACGCTGTATTTTTGTACTCATTTTATTCTCATTTTACGTTGATTTGTTTTTTGATGTTTTGCTTTTCAAGCATTGCATCCATTTTACGTCTGTATTCGTTCTTATAACTTTCAATAACCATTTGAAGCTGATGTATTAGTGGAGCATTGCCAGTTCTGTATGCAAAGGTTAGTTTATTTGTGAGGTCTGAAATTGTGTTTTGTAACTCTTCAAGAGTTTTCTTTTCTAAGCTTTGTACAAAGGGATGTTCCATGATTACCACGCACTTAAGCTAACGCGCTTCCAAATAGCTGTCGATCCATCATAAGTACCTACACAAACATAAAGATAATCACTGTCAACTGCTACTGTACCTGCCCTATCACCCAGCGAACCCACATTGCTTGCGGGAACTGTAGTTTGTATCTGTGTAACTTTTCTAGGACGATTATATGGCTCTATGAGGATCGTATTGCCGCAATCTAAACTACTTAATCTATAATCTAGTTGACTGACACCTGCAGGTGCGGTGACAGTAGCCACATTTGCTACAACTGCATAATTTTCTAATGTAGTTACACCAAAATTATTATTACTGTTTACTACTTCACTGGGAAAACTGATGATTGCGTTAGCATTACTCACGGCTAGTTGCAATTGAACATTGCTTTGTGTACCTGTAGGGGCCCAACCACTAAATTGCAGCGTAACATCTCCTACTACAGTACCATACTGGACATCTCCGGATTGTACATTTACAACTACAATGCCTGATAATGAACTTCCTAAATTATAAGTAGTTGCTCTAAATCCCCGCGTGGAAGCATTACTAATAAGTGTTCCCTCCATGTCATTATTTACAGTAGAGTTGGCTAATGCTTGTTTTACGACTACTTTTGTTTGTAGATCAGTAATTTCATTTGCTGCTGTATTTAAATTAGTTTTTATAGAGGCGAAATTATCCCTAAAACCTTGAGAACTATTGTTCTGTCCAGGTATAGGATAATTTACATTTATTCCACTTGTATTAATTGTACTCATAGTTTATTCCCTATAGTATTTATTACCTTTAATCTTTAGGTAAAATTGTTTCTCTAGGAAACAATACATAAAAATCTTCGCTGTCGATAGGATTAGGAGTAGGAGTAGCACTTGGTAAGTCAGTATACTCCCAAATTGGTGGATCTATTTCTGTCCTATCAATATCATAGGTAATACTTTTATCAACTGTAAATCTATCAATTTGGAAATTAATTTCATTTAACCTATAGTTTCTGCCTATTGGATCTTTCCAATTATTGTTTATATTATTTGCTATAGTTTTTGCAAATCCGGGCTTAGTGTAACAAATAACCCAAGCTTGTGTGTACCCTAAAGTACTACCATTTTCTTGCTGTGAAGTCATCCATAATGGTAATAATGAGCTATCAGGTTCTTCTCCTAAAACATCACCTACTTGAACCCTCATATTGTAAAGTGAGTTTGGATGCAATATCTGTGCGAAGCCTGGACTTAGGCTTGTATAGTATTCTTTACCTAATATCTCTATCCAACTGACATAAATGTTCACAACGCTAGTCCAATAAGGACCTAAAAATAAGGGTATCAATCTAGGCCAAACTATAGTTTTTGGTATACTCGCGCCTTCAGGATTTACTAGGTTATCAACTACCTCGCTATATACAACTTCGTATACTACTTCTCCTAAATTGTTTTTTGCTATGGCCGTTTTTATTTCACCTAAAGTAATGTTTCTCCAATAATGATTTTCATTAATGGCGGATAAGTACTGATTAATATCACTGGCGTAAATATTATAGGAGTGTGCATAAATTACGCTTGTTGCTTTCCCAAAATATATGTCATCAGGTCTATATAAAAATTCTTGGGGTATCAGTTCATTATTTTGTAATAAGCTATTTAAAATTTCTCTATCTTCTATACTTGGTGATGCTTTAATGTATAGTTTATCTGTAGGTTGTGCATATCTTTGTAGAACATTAATAGTAAATTCCTTCGATAATGTAACTACTGAAAATTCTGGAGAAAATGCTCTTATTTCAAATGAAAACTCTGTGTTAGTTCCTAAAGGTAATTCTACGCTTGTGGGTTGGTTTGCAACAACCCCTGTTATTTCGCCATTATTTAATAAAGATAAATTAGGTGGCAAGCTTCCATTAATAATTTCATATTGTAAATCAACATCCGATATTGCTGCTACTCTTAGGGTACTTATAGTGCCATTAAATATCGTTCCTAAATCTTTTGGAGTTATCCAAGTAATTACGCCTTTTACAGTCTTATATACTAGTAAGGAAAAATTAAATATTGGACTAACTACTGCTAGATTATTACTTTTTATAACTCTAACTGAAAAATTAAATTCCTGTATGCCTTCTTCATCTAGAATAGGTGTTCCTACTATCCATCCGGTCTGAGAATCTCCTGATAAGAATGTAGGAGTATTAAGGAATTGATATATTAGTGTAGAACCATCAAAATCATATCCTAGAATTCTAAAAGCAAAATAATTATTACTTTCTTTTTTACCTATGTCTGCAAATGATGTTAACGGTACAGTAAATTGCTGACTAGGTTCAGCTGGTACTATATAATATCCAAAATTCTCAGGGTCACTCTTGCTTATGTTAAATGTAAGTGGTCTAGTGTTTAATATAGTAGGTATTCTGGTATTAGGCAAATATCCTGGCCCACCTGAAAAAACGGAAGTATTTTGATTAATTATTGTAATCGAATATTCAGAAGTATCATTACCTAATGGGCTATTCAATCTTAAGACAAAGGTATAGGTTTGGATAGTAGGAGATCCAGACGAAACGCTGGGTAATGTTGTAGTCATAAATCCTGTTCCAGAATTTAGAATTACAATAGGCCCATTTTGTGTAGAACTAATAGTAAAAGTCGTACTATTCAGTATTTCTTTTACATAATACGTAGTTCCTTCAGAAATTCCACCAAAAACACTGCCTGAAAATATTATAGGCCTACCGACAACAAACCCTGTAGTACTTATACAAGTAAAAGTATTATTAGAATTATCAGTAATAGTCGTGGCTGTCTCAACTAAGGGAGAACTAATGTTTATTAAAGGAGCTTGTGGATATCCCCTTAGTATTCCTAATTCATTAATTTCTAATCCTGGGGGTAGGATACCTTCTTTTACTTCGATGTAAACAGGATTGTCTGGGTTAGGATTTGAATACTCAATGGCTAATTCGACCCAGGTACTATCTAATACACTTAATAAATCACCTTCAGGTGTCGTAAACTGAGGAATAGCCGCACCTGAAATAGTGATAGAAAATGTTCTATCTCTTAAACCACCTAAATTATCAATAGCGCGTAAACTAAATGTATATATAGTATCTTTGTCAACTGTAGCAGGAGTACCACTTAGTACACCTGTATTTTGAAATGTTACTCCTTCAGGTAAATCTCCACTCAAAAAAATGTAGGAAACACTTACTGCGGGACTTACAGGAGTTGCGATAAAAGTATATTCAAGAAAGATTTGTGCAGGGAAACTGCCTAAACTTCCTGATTTTGTTTGCCAAATAGGTTGTGCCATATTATCCTTTTAGGTATTTTAACGCAATATCATAATGATGCTGTCTATCTGCCAATCCATTAGTTCCACCATTGATTCTTTTTGTTAAGCCAATAAAATCATTTCTATCACAAAACGCATTTAGTTTGTTAGTATCCCAAAACCATCCTGCACTTACACATGCTCCTGAGGGTGTTTCTAAGTATTCTACTGCTGCATCCAAGTCCATTTCTAACGATTTTGCGAATCTTGTATAATTATCTCTGCCTGTTATTTGTATCAACCCTCTGCCTCTAAACTTCCATCCGTCACCTGATTTTTCATCACCATTTTTCATACGATTTGCATATACGCGATTAGCTATTTTCTCTGGATTTCTTGCGTATTGATTTGCTAATTCTCTTGTAGGAAAATATCTAGGGAATATGCGCAATAACCCATCAGCAGAATAGTTCAAATTTTCTATTACAAGGTTAAATCCACCTGATTCGTGTGCAAGTTGTGCTAAAAACGCCGCAGTTCTTTCCTCAGTATCCAATATATTATAATACATTGCTATAGTATATAAAGGCCCCACGTATCGTTCTAACACAATTCTACGTGTTCCTGGACAAACTTTTTGTAATAATTCTATAGTAATCATAATTTTTCCTAATTATTAGGATATAGCTCCTATAATATACCATTGAGTTGTTGAGGCTGCGATATAATTTATAGTGGAGTTAGCTGCTTGAACATATGCTGCATTAGCAGATCCAAACCCTATAGATGCGTTACTAGCTGGAAACACATTCAAGGTGTCTGATGTAGTATTTGTTATGTAAATAACTAATCCAGATACAGCTACAGGTAATATAACACTGTTTGCACCTGAAGTTACCGTACTAACTATATTTATTGTATTTCCCAATGCTGTGGCAGTACCTTGTGTAGTACCTGCAGCACTTATGCCTGTTTGTACTGAATTTATTAAATATTGATTGGTTCTTAAGTTACCGCCTTGAATATTTCCTGTTGCTGTTATTAGACCTGTAGTGCTTATATTACCTATGTTAGCATTACCTACAATATTTGCAGTGCCATTAGTCCTAATTACCAAATTACCAACATTAGCAGTTCCTGTAACAAATACATTACTAAGATTACCCACCGAAGTAATATTAGGTTGTGCACCAACACTAACGGTATTCGCTACATTTGAAAATGCTGATCTTAGGTTAGGAACCTGAGTAGTTGAAGTAACTATTAAAGGTGCGTTGCCTGTAGCTATTGTAGAAATTAAACGAGAACCCGTAATATTACCTGAGGCCGTTACTAAAGTGACACCTATATTACCTATGTTAGCATTACCTGATACACTTAGGCTTGCTAATGCACCAAGTGATGTAATATTGGGCTGAGACGCTGTAATTATTGTGCCACCTAAAAAATTTGCGCTTATTAAATTAGCGCCTAATAAAGATCCTCCATTACCGCTACCCAATAAAATATCATCGCTAAATATGGCTGTATTTGCTGAAATATTGTTGACACCTAAAATATTTCCGCCCGTACCATTGGCAATTACTATGGAACTTTCAATATTTACATTCCCTATATTAGCATTACCTGTTATACTTAAATTTGCTAGTATTCCTAATGAAGTAATATTAGGTTGTGCATTGGTTGTAACCGTACCTGCATTAATTGCACTATTGGACCAATCTAAATTACCTTGACTGTCAATAATTAAAACTTGTGATGTTGAACCTGTATTAGCCGGTAAATTTAAAGAATAAGGCGCGGTTGCCCTATTAGAAGATAAAGTTATACCTTGTAACCCTATTTGAAAACTATTACTAGTAGTTCCTGCTAATTTTATTTTATTCGCCATTTTCGCATTCCTTTAAGAAGAACAGGAGAGTTGCGGCTAACAACTCTCCCACGATTACAACTTTATTTATAATTAAATTGGTAAGGCATAAGTTATTAGAACTCTACCCGAACCTCCTGATGCCCCTGCAGCAGTGTAATATAATTCTACATTAATGGGGGTTCCCACTGGACCCACTGATGAAGGAACGTCGTATCTACCTACTGTTGTCAAGTCGCTATCACCGGCACCAGCAAATTGAGTAGGAATACCTTGTGGACCCACAGTGATAGTTGCTCCAGTGCCACCGCTGAATGCTGAATCAACGATAATGCTTACTGTGTCAACAATAGCATTTGCAGGTAAAGTAAATGCACTTATTGTAGCATTTGAACTGACAACGAAAGGTGTGCTTACAACCGTCATCATACCTACAGGCTGTGGTGCACTCCAACTTAAGTTTCCATTTCCGTCAGTTGATAAGAATTCACCTGCATTTCCGCCTGAAATCTTGACATTAGAAACAGGACCTAGGTTAGCAACACCATCTACTGTTAGACCTGTTAGAGTTCCAACAGAAGTAATGTTTGTCTGTGCATTTGTTAATATAGTACCACTTAAATTACCAATGAATGTGTCAGCGCGTACATTACCTAACGTTGTCCAGTTAACAACTTCATTGTTGATACTTACTTGACTACCAAATGCAAATTCACTATTACTTGTGTCCCAGCCCATAAATGCTGTTGCACCTGCATTACCAGCAGTGTTCCAATAGTTTAATGCAGTACCAACGTCATAATTAGTGTTAGAAGTTAGTGGACCACCATTAGAACTTTGTAATTGTATGATTGGATCTTTTACTGACAATGTATCAACATTAATGTATGTTAAATTACCATTGACAGTTAAATTACCACCAACTAAAACGTTACCTTGAACATCTAAATTTGTTAATGTACCAACGCTTGTAATATTAGGTTGTGCATTTGACGTAACAGTCTCAGCTATTAAAGCGTTTGCTACCTGTCCTGTTATATTAGCAGCCGTAATACTTGTTAGTAACGCACCATTTCCGCTTAAGTTTGTAGCGAATAATGTATTAGTATCAGTGTTAAATGTGAAGTTAGCACTAGCACCAAATGAACCGCTACTGTTGAACTGAACTTGTGTATTATCACCACCTGCCTGTTGGAAATCAACAGGAGCGCCATTTGCGTAATAATAGTTATCAGTTAGAATACCACCTGTACTTATATTACCTGTAACGTTAGCATTTCCTGATACACTTAGATTTGCCAGTGTACCAAGTGATGTGATATTGGGTTGTGAGCTTGAAGTAACTGTATCAGCAACTAATGCATTTGCTACTTGACCAACAATGTTAGCTGCTACAATGTTAGTTAAGCCTGCTGCATTACCTACGAAAATACCTTCAGATGCAGTAATATTACCTGCAGTTAGGCTTACAAAAGAGGTATTTGCACCATTTTTTACTTCAAGATTACCTGAAGCATTTTGTAGCAAAGGACCCGTAAATCCTAATTGGAAATTACCTCCTTGGGTACCTTTAATTTTAATCCATGTACTCATTTTTATATTCCTTTATTTAAAATTGATTATTAAGAGTCCCTCACCTGTGGAGCTTAAACCCGAATCAATGGTTAAAATTAATTGGGTAGCTAAGGCATATTTATACGCAGGTGAAACCGTATATGTGCCCACTGAATTTGCTAAACAGTCTGTAGTTGTAAACAATCTATTAGCATTTAAAGAATCTCCCACACTTAGTGTAGGGTTAGTACCATTAAATGGTGTATTTATTATTATTGAAATTTCTGTTATTATAGTATTAGCTGCAACTAGAACTAAATTTAATAAAGATGCCGATGTATAACTAAACGGTGTTTTAATAGTTCCCGCAACATTGTTTGCTACATTAGCAGTTTCAGCATATGAAACTATAGCATTTAATGTGCCTGAAACACTTAGATTACCTGTAACATCTAAGCCTGATTGGCTGAATACTGCAATATTAGATGTTCCTCCTATACTAGCAGTAATATTTCCGCCGGCTGCTGGTATAGATAGATTTGAATCACCGTTTATTATATTAGATACTGCCACATTACCAAGCGAAATATTACTTAAAAGACCCCCATCACCAATAAAGTAGTTAGCTGTAATGGTGTCAACACCTAAAATATTTCCGCCTGTCCCATTCCCAATAATTATTGCATCTTGGGCATTTAAGTTACCTATATTAGCATTGCTAGTAACACTTAAACTGTTAAGAGTACCTATTGAAGTAATATTAGGTTGTGATGGCGTTGTGATTGTACCTGCTAAATAGTTAGCACTAATTAAATTTGCACCTATTAAAGAACCACCGGTGCCATTACCTAAATTTAATTCTCCCTCTAAATTAGCACCATTGCTATGTACCTGTAATATATTTGATACGCCATTAATACTAGTATTAACATTGCCATTTAATTCTACAATTACACTACTATTTCCGTTAACGATTGCAGTTCCATTTCCTATGTTACTAGATGTAGTGCTCCAAGATAGGTTACCTGATCCATCAGTAGTTAGTACTTGTCCACTTGATCCTCCGGTAATTATTATATTACTTACATTACCTAAATTAGCTGTGCCTGCTACTCTTAAATTTGCTAATATTCCAACTGAAGTAATATTAGGTTGTGCAGAGGTTCGTAAAGTACCATAAAAGGAATTGGATGTGATATTATTTGCACCTAAAATATCTCCACCCGAACCTGAAGCTATAACTACGGAATCTTCAGCGACTTGTAATACATTAGCTACACCATTAACACTCGTATTGACATTTCCATTTAATTCTACAACTACATTACTATTTCCGTTTATTATAGCGGTGCCATTAGCTTGATTTGTTGCCCAAGATAAATTTCCAGAACCATCGGTGGTTAGAAATTGCCCAATTGTTCCGCCTCTGATAATTACATTACTTACATTACCTAAATTAGCAATTCCTGATACATTTAGTGATGAAAGTGTACCCGTTGTTGCTGATATGTTACCTGATAAATTAATATTATTAACAGTATCTATGTCTGTTGGTAATTCAATATATAAAGTTTGGTTTGAATCTATTAAAGTTGCCGTGGTAGGTAATGTACTAGGTATAGTTTGTGTGAATAAATATAAAGTACTTGAATATGTCCTAACGCAGGCAATTTTAGCAGAAATAACAACATCACCTGTAGGTTTAGGTGTTACCGTTATACCTGCGCCCGGAGTTTTATTAACAGATGACACGCCCGTGGTTACTTGATTTTGGAATAATTGATTAAAATTTTCTTGAGTTTTTTGAAAAGCGGATCTTATAGGATCCGCACTAGGGTCGTCTGGAAAATCCCCAAAATCTATATTTTTTTGACTCACCGTTATCATTCCTTTACGATAATGTATTTATCAAAAGTTTGTCCAAAAAAATACCCGGGAATTCCCCGGGTATTTAAAATGCAGTTTATTTTACTTTAATCCTGCTAGCTTTTTCCAGTCAGTTAAAGAATCACCTTCTGTTACTTTAACTGATGTGTGGGGTAGCGTTGTTTGATCACGCTTTTGTTTATTCAACCCACCTGATATTACCTTAGTCATAAAATCCATATCCGCTTCAAATGTATCATCAGCACTGTTTGCAAATGATTCTTCTAATCCATCATCCTGTTCTTCATCTGATTCTTCTTCAAGTTTAGAATCATCTGCACCTGCTGAATTTGCTAATCCTATGTTATCAGCAGCGATTTCTTTATCTTCTGCGTCGACTTCTTCTGCACCTGAATCGGGAGGATTATCTTCAGAAACTTCAAATTCCATCTGATCCTCTGTTTCGACTTCATCAACCATTTCTTTATCGCCGCAAGAATGTCCTGCTTCCAGCATGCCACCGCATTCTTGGCATGTTTCTTTATGACCGTCACATTGGCAATCTTGCATACCGCAATCAGGGCATACTTCACCGTGTTCGTGATCGTGACTACCCATCTCATCAGCATAATCGTGAGAATCATCATGTGAGCCACCTGGCATACCTGTTCCAGCTACTTTCTTAATTAGTGCCATCATACCATCATGATCGTCAACTACTGTAAGATCGCCATGTTGTTTAACCGTATCTTGGTCAGCATGTGAAACTCCATAGTCGCTAGGTTGTTCTTCACCGCCTAGAATTCCCATTTGCTTTACTAAAGCCATAAGCTTGTCTGCATCACTATCGCTAGCAGTTACACTTACTGAATCAGGAGCACCCATTTGACCTTTTGATACAGAAATGCTCATCCCTTCTTCGATGGCTTCACCTTCAGTTAGAAGTTCATTTAGTTGGTTGTCCCAACCTTCAAATGCCATCATCATTTCATCAACTTTAGCATCATAATCTGATGTATCTTTGAAAGTTTTGCCACCAACACTAAACTTTTCACCTTTTTCTGCTTTTGCTAATGCTGCTGTGAAAGCATTTCCTTCTTCCATTTCATCTTCCATTGCTGGCATAGCTTGACTTGCCATTCCAGAAACTGTTGCTGCGGGCATTTCTTCACCAACTACTACACCACGCATTGGCATGATACCATAGCATTCGTCAAGACCCATTTTGTATCCTTCGTGATACATACGAGCTTCTTCGCTGCCTTCATCATAACGGCAGTGATAACTTTCTTTAGCAAGAGCGTGTGATTTGCCTCTGTGGTGTGCTGCTTTTAGGCGTTGATCCATGCCTTCTTCTACTTTCTTTTTCTTTTTATCACCAGCAGCCTTCTTCATGGTTTCTTTCTTGTTTCCATCTTTATCTAAGTCTAGAAAATCTGGTTTTGATCCTTTTGCTTCTAATGTTAAAGGAGATGCTAATGCGTCATTTGGTGGCATATCAGCTTCATTAGTTTTAGCACGTAGTTTAGCTAATACTGCACCTGCTACTTTTTCACCACGCTCTTTTGAACCATAATGCTCGCCCGCACTCTTAGCAATCTTAGCAAACTGCTTACCAGGCTTACCAATGTCTTTACCTGCACGGGCTGCCTTAGCTGAGTAATCGGCTTCACCTAGCTCGCTACCTGCCAAACTCATTTCACCCTTGCCAATAGCTTGTTTGATTGTGTTAGCTAGTTGTGGATTAGCAACTTGTCCTAATACTTTAGTACCTTGTTTGATTACTTGTGTAGATGCTTTAGCTGGTTCTATAGTTAATTGTTCTGCTTCGGCTAGCATATCCAACTCAGCAATCCAATCTTTTAGGCTTTCTTTGACTTTCTTTTTCTCTGATGGCTCCTTGTCAGATAGCTTGTGCTTTGTTTTTCCTAGCTTTTCTAGTTCTTTGCTTTTCTTAGGAACGCTACCTACAATATAACGCTGTAACTCTGATGCTCCACCATAACGCTTTGATGTATCAGCTTCACCACCTGCTTTACGAGGACGGCCGCGGCCACGCTTTTCAGCAGGAGCCGCAGTTTTTTTCTCACCATCTTCGTCATCTTCGTCATCATGTTGTGCGGCGCCACCATAAGCTTTACCTGCGACTTTTCTTGATGTCATTTCAGCTTCGTTAAGCTGGTCTAGTTTTCCTAAAAGACTTTTGAAATCCATTTTAAGTTCCTTTTATTTCTTGGCGCCAGTTTTTGGTAATGCTGGTCGTTTAATTGTAGTCATTGGACTCTTTACACCTAAAGATGCGTCATCTTTTTGTGGCTTCCATGGGTCAAAACTATCTTTAGTTTTAGGAGCATCAAAATGCTCAGTGCCCTTGATATGTCCATCATCCGTTTGTTTCTTGATTTCATCTAGATACGAATTGCCATAAGCTTTAGCAGCTTCTTTACCATTATCAGGCATTTCTTCATGAGTAAGAACAGGACTATTGTCCATCTGATTCTGATACTTTTCTGCTTCACTGTTCTGACTATCATCAAATGATGTAGAAACTAATCTAACCATGTTGACATTGTAGCCTAACAGTTGGGCCATTTGCTGAACCATAGGCTCAGTTGCTGGATATCTAAATTCACACTTGATTATTGTTACAGGTTGATTTTCTATTCCAGGAAAGCCATATGGTGTTTTCTGAATAGGAGTAGAAACAGGTTCACTGATTTTGATTGGGTCAAATTTTTTCAAGTTAAACTTGAACATATCTAACCAATTCTTATCAACTTCACCTGCAATCTTAATGGTGTAATTATATGTCTTTACACTTTCAGAGATAAATTGTTTTAACTGTTTCATTTATGATATTCCGTATTTTATTTATCTATTTATATTTTTTTTCTACAGTTATCAAAATGCCATCTTGACATAGCAGGGTGCTGCCCCATTTTTCCACATTTAGGGCAAGTGGAAATAGGCTTAGGTCCTTTATTTTTACCCAATAATGCTTTACTTATATTAGGCCTTTTTCTACCCTTAAGTGCTTTACTAACATGTGGTAGAGGCTTACCTAATTTACTAATACTTATAGATTTGCAATGTTGTTCAGACTTTTTCTTGCCCTCATGAGATTTACTCATTTTATTGCGTTGAGTTTTTGAGAATTTGAACCCCTCTATACCTTCACCCCCATCTGTAAGATTTCTTAGAATTCCTGTTCCTAAATCCTTTCTACCATACCACTTAATCATTCTTCTTTCTATAGCAAGGGCACCCAATTCAGTTAAATTATGCTCTAATATTATTATTTGAGAAAAATCTTTTGGTATATTTATAGTATGTTTTTCAATGGCTCTGGTGTTCTTTCCTTTACCAATATAATAAGGTGTCCCATCTTTTCTAAGGTAAGCGTAAACGTAAAAACCAACAGGAATAATTTTTTTGCTAAATACCATGGCTGACTGCTCCTTACAAGCGTTAGAGAGGATGGGTATTTCCAGTACCGCGATCCTCAATATCTATTTATCACTTATCTTTGGTTTTCTGACCTAGCATTTTCAATAGCTCATTTCTATCAGCTATTAATTTACCTTCACCTAAAGGAGTATTTTCTAGTTCTTTATTTGCTGCTTCACTTTTTTGATCTAGTGCAGCTTTTTTCAACTGTAACTCAATCATTTTTAGCTTTTTATTAAGTTTAGCTGTTTTTGCTGTTATTGCATGACCTAAAAATGTCCCTGCCGCTGCAAATATTTCACTGCTATAGCGACTATCTACCTGCATACCTAGCTCTTTCAAGTCCTTAAAACTGTCTACCGCTAAGTTTGCTAGTTCATCCATTTCTATATCGCTAGCTTCTAAACCACGCACTTGAGGTAATGCGTTGTCTATCTTTTCTAAATTGTCTAATGCGTCTTGTGTAACTTCTTTTATTTCTTCTTTAGGTATAGGAAGATCGTCGTTAGATTCGTCATGCTGTGCTAGTTCAAAAAGTTCTGATAGTTTTTTAGTCATAATAGGTATTTATGACTATAGGTTTATCTTTTACTTTTATGAAAGATATCATCTTCAGTTACGATTCTAAATGTAAGACCTGCACTCTTGCAGAATGCCATAGCCGATTTCCATTTAGCATGGTTAACAGCTACTATTGCTCTATCTTTAGCTGTAGCTGCTTTGCTTTCTATTAGACTTTGTTTTTTAGGTTTTATTTCCACTATTTCTGCCATTCTTTGGCCATATTTGTTTTCATAAACTACTAAAAAATCAGGTATATAGTTAGCTTTCTTTCCTGTCAGTGGATTAATATAAGGTATGAATATTGGCTCACTTGCCCATTGTAAGATGCTAGGGTTGTTGTCCAAAAACATCATCATGGTCATTTCCCATCCTGATCTGTATTTAGGTTTATGTTTTCCTATATATTTTTCAGGATTTTTAGGATTGAAAATGCCTTGAGCAAAGTTTGCCATCTTTATTGAACAATGTTTCTTGCTATAAATTGATTAGGAGGAGGTGTTACAGATACACCATATAGTGATGTTTTAGATTTAAAGCTATTCAAGTAATAACTAATAACTTTATTCATTTGTAATGCTGTAGTACCTTGGATAGAACTTAATAGTTCTAGCACTGGTATTCCAGTTTCTTGTGCTATTCTAAAAAATACAGCCGTAAAATTACCTGCTATATTTTGTGTAGCACATACTGTTCTAAAATATCCATAAACAATATCAAAATCACTGGCATTAACTTGTAGATCAAAGGCATAAAAAGAATCAAAAATTCTTACTGTTTGGTCTAATGAAGTTCTAGTATCAAGAATTTGTGGCATTATCTTCCTCTTGTAGCTTGCCCTGCTGTTGGATTAGGTCCTGCATTAGGAGGCTGTTGATTTGCTTGTGGTGCTCCTGCTGTCCCTTGTGAGGAGGGAGTTGCACCAAAAATGGGTGTATTAAACAACTGATTCCTATTAGGTGTACCTTGAATACTATTTATAATGCCTGTAGTTACTTCGGACCTTGCTATTTTTGCTAAATTTTGTCCTTTAAATGCGTTGTATGTTGTGCCTGCATTTCTAACAGCACCCAATACATCTCCTTCTAAAATCAAGCTCTTTAATGTCCCACCTACACCATCCACTAATCCCCCTTGACCCATTATAGTTCTGTTAGATCCTGGTTTAGCTATTGGACTAAGCAATCTATCGTATGTAGCTTCATCACCAAATCCAGGTATATAATTTTCTGGTTTTCCCCCATCTAGTTTACCTTCGTTGTATACTACGGTTTCATAATCTAATGTCATACTATTTTCCATAGTACCTGCATTTTCACCATAACTATATGTATCGTGTGCAAATCTTGTTATTATAGGGTTTATCAAAGTATATGCAGTAAAATTGTGTTGATTGAATCCAAAAATAGTAATATCTTTAAAGAAAGGAACCTTTTGGGGTGCATTAGGATTTGTAGCTTCACCCGTAAAGCCCCAATCATTATTTACTATTTGTTCTGAATATATATCTCTGTAATTATAATTAGCTAATGTGGGGCTTCCTTGACCATTAGCAGGACCTTGAGTGCCTTGTGCTGGTCCACCCCTTGCACCACCAAATACTACATTAGGATTTCTAGCATCTCTGAAATAGTATGTGAAATAACTTACCCACATTCCATTAATCAAATTATTATTGTCATCATGAAAAGTGATATCAATAGGATCATACTTAACTTTTGTATAAGTTAATCTTTTTCTATTATATTGATTGTGTTCTGATGATTGTAAAGTAAAACTGGGGAGCTTTGCTGTCTTAACAGCTAATCCAAAATTCTCATTTCTAAGGGTATTTCTTGTATAAGCGTCTTGATTTATATTAAAATATACATGAAAAAGAAATTTGAATTTAGGTGCGTACTGATAACCATTACTTCTAAATGTTTTAGAAGCATGTGTATAATCTCTTAAATAATCGCTGCCGAAGAACGCTCCAGCAGCGTTATTAAATTGGTTATTAAACCATCCCATATTACTGGCTTATTGAACTACCTATACCTGTAACTGAAGTTCCGCCAAATGCACGACCAACGCTTGCACCAACGCCAGAAGCCAATGGTGCTTGAATTGCGTTATCAAATCTTATTGATAGTGATATAGTTACAACATCGCTTGTTCCATAATTTAGAGTATTATAGTTAGCTGATGCTAAGAAGCAACCATATAATTCCCATGTCTCTAGAACTTGAGGTACTGCTGCACCATTTCCACCGTCTAGAATTTCGACGTTTGTTTGGAACTTATAGTCTTGACCTGTTGCTGCACTAGCTTGCTCAACAAAGTCCATTTGCTTCTGAATTTGTTGACCTACTAGTTTAGCTACACTACCTGATGCGTCGTCACGAATATTGATAGACATTGGTGCCCAAGTATGTTTACCTGATAGATAAATCGTAGAGTTGTACACTGGTAATGTAATTTCCGAAAAGGTTACATTAGGTCTAGAACAATCTATAACTTGTTTAGTCAATTCTATTGAATTTGCTTCTACACCAAAGTTTAAGAAATTTACTCTAAAACGGAATTGTAGTTTAGGCATTAATAAGCCTTGGCTTCCCCCAGCGTTATCTGACGCTACGGTCATGTTGAACAATGATTGTGAGGCTGTTGCCATTTTTTTATCTCCTATTATTTGTATTTATCATTACTAGATAAGGGGTTTCCCCCTTATCTTAGGCTGATAATTCTCCTGTGTTTAGAACACGAACTGGAATGTAGATGAATTCAGCAGCTTTCACTGGCTCAATCGCAACGTCAACCCATAGTTCATTTCTATCTATTCTAGCAGGTGTGTTATTACTTTCATCACAAACTACTAGATAGTCGTAAATACCACGTTTTGCAACTAAATCAATCATAAGTGTTTCGATAACACCTGCGATTTCATTACGTGTCAATGCATCATTAGGTTCAAACACAAATGGTCTAGAAGCTAGTGTTAGCTGACGACGGATATATGCTACCAATCTTGCTACATTAGTTCTGTCTAGTGCGCTTTGTGAATTGAAACTTGTCTTATTGCCATAGTTCAATAATCCTACACCCGTAAAGAATACTAATGGGTTGATGAAATTGGTATACAATACATCACGAATACCTATACGTGTCTTAATTGTTACAAACTCACCTGTTGTTCTATTCAAGTAACCTATGTTAGTTGCGTTATCAATGATACCACGGCGTGTACCTGCTGCTGCTAACCATGGATAAGAAATAGTATCATTACGCAAGAATGTACGTAGCATCATATGTGATGCTGGTACAGCAACTAAATTACCATTCAAGTCTGAAGTGATACCACTGGGATAAAATAGACCCATGTAAGTATTACGTGATACTAGACCTTCTTCGCCTGTTGAAGTTGCACCTACAGCATTATTTGCCCATGCTTGAATTGCGGTAGCGTCATCAGCTAAACCCATTGGTGTGTCACCAATAATATAGGCTGTTTCACCTCTATCAGCATTTAATACTATCATGTTAGGTTGTAACTCAGGATAGTTGGGAGTAGCAATTAGATTGAAAAAGTTATCTTCATCACGTATATCTGTGTTAGTATCAATTGCTTGACGCATTGATTGAACAACCATATTACGCTGTGCTTTACGGCCCATAAATGGCGCACCATTACTTTGTAAACCACTTACTGATACCCAAGCATCTTTTTGTGCAGGTAACGATTGATTTGGAAAGTTGCTTCCACTGAAATAGTTTGCTCTAAACTGTTTTACGTTATATCCCGAGCGTCTTGTGTTGAATAAAAGCATACCTGTTGGATACAATGAAGCATCAGGAGCATCTAAGTCAAGATAATTGCTTGTTAATAGTGAAGCAATTGTGGGAACTGGATCATCGACTGCACTTGTTGTACTATTAGTTGCCCAACGAGCATCAGCAAATAAAACACCATTTGAACTTACTTGATCTGTATTATTGATTAGCGTCCACTGATCTTCGCCATCCACACTTTCATAACGGCGTATTATGGGATAATTTTCTAAATCACTCGTATCTATCCATAAATCACCATAAACTAGTGACGTTCCATCGCTCTGTGCTGTAGGTGCTGTTGCACTAATGATAGGACCATTTGGATCAGTAGCGTTTGTTCCACTGGGTGTTGGAAAACCTGAAGAATCATAATTTTGATTCTTATATCCCCTCCAGTTACCATTGTAGTTTACCATGATATCTACTTGGTCGACTACTGAATAGAACCAATTTGTACCGTTCGCTGGTGCTTGTGCAGGCTCGCCTTCATTAGCAGTATATGTAAATTCAACCCAGTTACTGATCTGCGTAGTATAATTGCTTGCTGCTGTTCCTGAAATATATGTGACGCGGCTAACTGCTCCACCTGTTACAGCAGCCACTTCAATGACAAGATTATTTGCTGGCGCAGTGCCTCCTAAACTATTACCCGCGATAGTAATTTGATCGCCTACAGCGTAACCTGAACCGCTTGCTGAAGGTATTGGAGCAACAGTATAAGATTCATATGATTTTGTGATATTAAATATTGCACCTGTACCTGCTCCAGTTGTTGATGTTTGCGAAACTGAAAACATTTTCACATCTGAAGGACCTATTTTACAACCTGACGTTGTTCCCACAACGAATCCTGCTGTTACTAATAATCCATTAGAAACGCCAGTTAGGGTATTGTAGTCATTAAGAACAATTTCACCACCTTGTGTATGAACTAGCTGTATTGAACCGCTAGTGGTAACTGAGGCTACTGTGTTAGGTATATTTGCAGCAGACCAACGAGTTACAAAATCTGTAGCAGTATCATTATTATTTATAGTAACAGTGTAATAAGATGAAAGTGATGAACTACCTGGTGTACTTACTGCCACACGTAATGTATATGGTCCTGATGAGAATACTGGATTATCGACAGAACCTGTTACAACTGTTGGACCAGTAGCTATACGCTCCCATAAATAAACTGGTGTCAAACTTGAGTCATTAAAGTTGTATTGCGCGTAAATAGAACCTGCAGGAATCGCTTTTCCACCAGTCGCGTCTAAGCTTTCTGTTGCTGCCCAGTCACTTGTAGCTAATGTTACAGCTTTTGTTGACCATGATGCTATGCCCGCGTCATAGCGAGCAATTACAGGAGCTAAACCTCCTCCTGCTGCACCTACTTTAACCCATACTGAACCTGTAGGTCTTGGATTAGTTTGACTGCTTGTCCATAATGGCATTTGCGCCGCCGTACCATAATAAAAGCCTGGTTGTAAATAATTACCCGTATTTATTCCTAAATCTGTTAGTACTGTGCTACCTAATACTTGAGTTATTTCAATATAATTAGCATTACTTTGGCCTTTTTGCCTTGAATAGATAGCTAGTTTTCCATCTACCACTTCAGCAAATAAGTCATACCAACCTAGTTCATTAATAACATTTTGTACACCGTGAACTGTATTATCAGGTGCTAGAGGTACTATAATATTTGCACTTATTGTGCCACCTAGACTTAATACAAAAGAATCACCAGCTGTTAGTGTAGGTTCACTTTGCGTTCCCTGGATTGTTGGCCAATCTGCTTTCCACGCATCTGAACCTAATGGTACCCATACATTGTTGGTTGATTTATAAAAATATTGTGCTGCATCGCTTGGTGCTGCTGTAATTTGTATAGCATTTACAGCGTATTCACCTATGTTACCAATGCTTGCTAATGGTACTCCACCTGACAATTGATCTGAATCTGTAATAACGATAGGGAATTGTTGTGTGAATTTACCAGTTGTAGCGTTGAATTCGAAAATTCCCCATGTACTATCTGTGGTATCTAACCAGTAAGCACCATTATCTGGTGCACCTGTTGGACGACCTGTTTGACCTACTAGGGCTGCTAAGTCAATGTCTGAACGAAGTACGTAACAACGATTTGTTGCGCCTAATACTGAGTAGGCTGCTAATAAACCATATTCGTTTAGTTCATAACCTTGAATAGGTGTACCATTTGTTGTTGTATAAAAGAATGGTGTACCATAAAGATTTACTAAATCACGCTGACTTGTTACTAAGAATAATTTATTAGAGTTAGCTAATGTCGTAGCTTGTGCGACACCTGTACCCGAGGCGTCTGCCTTGTTCTGTGCTGTAGCTACAACTACAAGAGGTACTGAATTTGTTGGGGCAGGAAGATATTGACTTTGGTCAATAATCGTTACTTCTACGCCGGGTGATGTTAAAGCCATTTTATATTTCCTTTATTGTAAAATTTTGAGGTTTACCGCCTGAGTTATAAGATTATTTAGCAAAAATTTCAAAAAAGTGCTCAAACCGTGCCTTCGAAGGTTCCAAAACATAAATACTTTATGAGACCTATTTGCGAAACCTGTAACAAAAATGTCAGGTCAATAAATTACATTAAAAATGGACAATACCATTACCGTAGCCAATGCGATGAGTGTAGAAGAAAGAAAATAAATCTACCACCTAGAAAACCTAATTGGCTCAGGAGTGGTTATAAGAAAAAACCCGCATGTGATTTATGCGGGTTTAAGTGCATCTATCAATCTCAGATAGTAGTCTATCACATTGATGGTGACTTAGAGAACATTGAATTTAATAATTTACGCAGCGTGTGTTTGAATTGTATTGAAGTAGTAAAACGTACAAAGGTTACTTGGCGCAGGGGTGATTTAAAAGTTGACTACTAATTTAACTTTTTTGTGTAACTCATCTATAGTGCCGTCGTTTTGAATTACAAAATCATATTTCAATCCCACGCTACTATACTCGCTAGCATGAATACCAGCTTTTTCTAATCTACTTCTTGCCATTGCCCAACCATAATGGCGATCACCTTTTTGAAATTCTTCAGCATCAGCATACCATTCTGGATTCTTACCACGTTCGACTCTGATAGTCATCCCACCCGCGTTTTTAATAGCTTTTAGCTCATTAGGGAATCTACAATCAGTAATTACTACGTTGTGTTTAGTTTGCCTAAGTTTATTTTCTACGCTTGCCACCCAGATGTCGTTGTGAAAGTTTTGACGACAAACTTCTGTGCCCCAATACTGTAGGATCCATCTTGGGGTAAGATGTGGCATTCTTAAACGCTCAGACCACCATGGGTCTACTTGCTCACGCCATTCTCTGCTTGCTTTAGTTGTACCTTCAAGCATTTCACGATTCCAACCAAAAACATTAGCGACAGCATCCTTTAAAGATCCTGCGAAGCTCATACGCTTAAATCCGTGAAATGTACAAAGATAATCTGCTATTGTATCTTTACCTGAACCAATTAGGCCTGTTATTCCTACAATCATTGAAACCCCCGTGATTTCTTATGACATAGTATTACAACATAGATAAAATGTAAAGAGATAAGGTTACCTATTTTATCCCTGTACCCAAGTCAACGGCTGTGAATAGTCAACATAACGCTTGAGTTCATCAATCAAACGTTCTTGGTCAGCTTTGCTTTCAGCTTTCATAGCTGAACCATTCAATGTTGTGCCACCACCTGGACCCACAATACTACCATATTTTTCACGGGCCTCACCTATGATACCTTTTAGAACTGCTAGTGTATAGTCACCTATCCAAACACCAGCACCTGGATCTTGTAGTAGCACTTCTTCAGGTCTTTGGACATCTGCCCAAATAAGGACTCTCTCGCCTGTTCCTTTAGGGTCACGGACAATACGTAATACTTTGGTAACAGGGTCAAATGTATAGATAACGTAACCACCAAACATACGTGCAGCCAGTTCTACATAACCTGCGTAAAAGTCATAAGTTGCCATACCACCAGCATAGTTATAATTTAGCAGGTAAGTATTAAGGATAGCACTACTAAAAGGATCAAATGAAGATGATGCTGGTCCTGTTTCCATACCCACGGTTCTGCGGAAGATTGATCTTACGTTTATGAATTCCTGTGGCAATGTATAAGTGTCAACATTCTTGACCACAGTCATTAATGTATATGATTCCGCTGTGGCATTTTGTGCCCGTTGACGGTAAATTTTAATGGCGTAATTATAAGCAGCTTCAAAATGCTGGGGATCTAACTCCAGGTCTACAATATCACCACCTAATCTTAGGCGCAGATTTTCAAACATTGCGTTTTTTAATTCGTCTAACGTGTATCCATTAGGTGTATTAAGTATATTAGCTGCCATAATTTTAATCCATTTATAAATTTATTTATCTGGATTTTCTGGTTCTCTAATCATTCCTAGGCAAAAGGCGAGTAGATATGCTCTACTCGCAAAAATAAAAACCATTCCTTAGGCTCTATTACAGAGGCGACGATGAATTTAAAGATTAAGGTGGAGGATTGTCTATGTCTCACCTACCCCTCAAGGGGACTTTACCATATTCGCTGCAAAGTCAAAACATTATTCATCGGGTAGTTTTGACCAGCCTGGGCCCTCTATCGCTATTACCATGACCCAGCAACATCAACCATTAAGATACAGGAAACGTTTCCGTCAAGGGACGGACGTTTAGGCATCATAGGGTAGTCCTGTAAATTCGGCGTTGGTCTCACCTGCCACCGTCACCCGTGAATAGGGAACGGATTATAGACACACTCCAGGGCGTGTGTTTGCCCATTAACCAATAATTATTACTTACTTGCTATTTTCGTAAGACCATTTCCAAGTATAACCTTCTTCTAGACCTAAACTGTCACACAATTCATCAGTAAAGGTACCATCAATTCGTAATGTATATCTAAATCCTGGTTCAGGATCTACACCATGATAGTCGCGGTTATTGAAAAAATAACTTCTAGCTCCTGAAGGGAGATAATGTTTTTCTTTATTTTTTTCATCCCATATAAAGCTAGGTCTCCACCCACCATCAAAGAACAAGTTTATATTGTGATCTTTATGTTCTGCTACGATACTATCTCTGTGTATAGTTACCCCTGCGTTGGGATAAGTAGTGAAGAACATTATTCTTCCTATTTCTTTGAAAGGTAGTGTTTTTATATATTCTAGTAGTTTAGGGAAATGCGATGCTGCAGGAGTCCAATTATCATTATTTTGAGTTTTATTCCTGAAGTCACCGTGCTTTAGATAAAGAGCAAAGAACCAAGGTATAGCTGACCCTAAAGCAAAGTACGCATACTTATAAAATGCCTGTATTTCTTGGCCTTTAGGGGCTTTACTTATCAGATCCAGTAAAGCGTGATGATGAATCCCTGAGGGATCTAAAGTAGATAGAATTTTAGTCCATGACCCGTGATTATCATATCGCAATTCTTCTTCAGGGGGTATATCACCATATATCATTCCCATCTTGTATTCAGTAGCTAATGCTAATCCTTGGCAACATTCTATATGTAATTCAGTATCCATACTATGGTCGATAAATTGATCCATAGATATTATCAGTTGTTTTTTGATACCTACACCTTTAGCTCCATATTCTTGGTATTCAAAATGGGGTATTGAAATGTTTCCTATACTGAATATTTTATGTGCTTGGTTGTTCATAAATCTCTTTCTTTTCTATTTTCGCTATAGAAGGGATCAAACTCTCCACCAGGATATCGTGCTTTTAGTTTTTCTACATTCTCAGCAACAACATCATTGGGATCGTAACCTAGTGCGCGGCAAGCATTTATCCAATACCAAATGATATCGCCTAATTCACGTTTCATGTGATAGCGATTTTCTTCAGTATAGGGCTTACCTTGAAACGCCATCTTTTTGACGATTTCACTAAACTCCCCGCCTTCACTTGCCAACCCAATACTTGCGGTAAGTAGTAAGGGCATGTTTAGTTGTAAACTATGAACAGCAGCCTGCCTTTCCAACTTATGAATAGAATCTATAAAAGACTCTACATAATTTGATTGGTTGCTAGTTACGCCAGCTACAAACTCTTTGTATTTGTTTAAGTCGATTTTTTTATCCATATTTTTCCTTAGAATGCTTTCAGCAGAATCATATCAGCGTTAAACCTGCCGCTAGGGTTACCAGCTACCGCACGAATGTCTTTGAAATATTTCCGTGCCGCAGGCTTGCTACCCATGATCTCCTTGATTTGTTCAGCAGGACGACGCAGCGTTTTCATTTCGCTTTTCAGCGTATCAAACCCCAGAAGCGTATTGCCCTTGACCGAGAAAGTCTTGGCAAGATCATCCGCAACATAGTGGTGCAGCTTGCGTTTCGCCGTATCATAGACCCACGCCTCACTCGCCCCCAGCAACATCTTGGGATGAATGCTGACAAGATTCAGCTTAGTCTCAGCGTCCTTGAATTCCTTCAGGAACTTGAGTTTAGCTACAATCTTCTCGGGCGGCACAGCCTTACGCTTGCGCGGCGCTTTCGTAGCCTTTTTGTTGCTGACATAGCTACCCACACTAGCCAGCATAGCTTCGATAAACTTGATCGTGTTTTTGACCTGAGTTTTCGTAAGATGCGAGTACGCTTGAACCAGTTGCGGGTCCCTACCCTCAAGCACCTCATTGTACTCTGCTAGCTTGCGCTTCCAAGCATCAGTAACAATTGAAGTATGCTGAGGCATAACATTGTATTTTGTCAGGAACCCAACAGCATCAGCAGGCGTATTAGCCTTCGATCCACCAAGATTGAAGTCATCCATCACACCTTCAAGCTCACCCGCAGCTTGACGCGCCTTTTCACGCATCACTTCCTGAATATTAGGACGTGCTGCGGCGTCTTCCTTGACCTTCTTCTTGCCACCAATCAGTGACTCGACCCTGACAATGGGAGCAAGGAGACGGGCAACTTCAGCATCCAGTTGCTTTTGTTCCACCTCAGTAAGGATCAGACCACGTAGAGTGAGGCGAGCCAGCCAGGCATACGTGGGAATAGCGAATTCGCTGTCATCTACCTTAGCCATGATTTTGGCTTCAGTAGTCTTTCCGTTATGGAGAAGGAACTGAATCATCAGGTCTTTGGCATCTTTACGACCATAGAACCTGTTGTACCAGTGTAGCGACGTAGCAAGGACGCTTTTGCGAACATCCTCATTGGGCTGAACCGTAAACTCAGGTTCATACCCAATACGAGCCACTTCAGGATCTTTAGGATTGAGAGCCTTGACGGTAGCAGAGTTGTCGATCAGCATCGACTTTTTAGTCACCCTACGTGCGACAGGCTTAGCAGGCTTTACAGCGGCTTTACGAGGCATAGTGTTTCCATGTGAGTAGACATTTCAAGCATTATAACAGAGTGCCTATTTATTGTCAAGTTTTGGTGCCCGATTTAACTTAAGGCGCCAAAACATCCGCCAGCGAATGCTTTGTGGGGTTTTGTGTAGACTTTGCGTCCCAGTCAGCCATTTACCGTCAATAAGTTTGCCAAAAGGCTTTGGTTTAGGTTGACCCTTTAGCAATCGGCGTGCTACTTGTTCGTAGGGAGAAAGTTTCATAGCAACTATTATGACACGACCCTCATTTATTGTCAACTTATTGAACCAAATAACTTTGCGATAAATAAGAGTATGCCCAAACTATCTTTATACAAACCAAATAAGCAAAATGACTATAGGTTCTTTGATCGTACCATTTCAGAAATGTTTACGGCTGGAGCCACTGATTTGTATGTACACAAGTATGCGGGCGTAGCCAATACAGGCCCAAGCAATGACTTTACACAGCCTGAATACGATAAACCAGATCCAACACAAATACAAGATTTACTATTCTTAGAGAATAGGGATCGTGTGTACGACCAAAACATTTATAGATTACGTGGTCACTACAATGTACAGAACCTGGACTTCGACTTGAGTCAGTTTGGTTTGTTTCTAAACAATGATGTGATCTTTATAACTGTACATTACAATGACATGATCGACATCATGGGTCGCAAGTTGATGGTAGGCGATGTAATAGAACTACCCCATCTTATTGATTACAATCCTCTTGACGAATCATTACAGTATGCTTTAAAAAGATTTTATCAAATCACTGACGCAAACTATGCCAGCGAAGGTTTCAGTCAAACTTGGTTCCCACATCTTTGGCGTATAAAGTGTGAACCCTTAATCAATAGTCAAGAGTTCCAAAACATACTCAACAAACCCAACAATGAAGATAACTATTTGGGCAATTATGATCCCGATAAAACTTATCCACCTGGGTATACGGTTCAGTATGGCGACAAAGTTTATGAGTCATTGAAAGAAGTTCCTATAGGTAAAAATCCACCCGATCCAGAATTTTGGAAAGAAATACCTGAGGGTGGCACATTATCTGACATTATTTCAACTTATAATAAGAATATCGCAGTTAACGATGCGATGCTTGAAGAAGCAAAACGATTGCTACCTAAGTCAGGATACGATACAGGTAATCTTTATGTCGTGCCAACTTACGGAGTAAAATCAGGTAAATTTGACCAACCTGCACCACCTATAAACATTTTGGGTAGTCCATTAGGATTAAGTGCTGTTATAGGTACAGTTGTATTGATGAAAGATCCCAACTATAAGAATAGTAGCCCTGTCATCAAAGTGTCAAAGCAGGCAGTGCAGAGCTTTTGGGACATGACTGCTGACATGGATCACATAAGCGATCCATTAGACGCATTCGTTGCTTTAAGTTTAGAAACAGATGAAATAGCTCCTGAAAGAACATCCACAGGATCGGGTGCAGTAAGCGGTGAGAAAGTTGTTGTAGCACAAAGTAATGGTATCATTTTAGGACCCTATGGTACCGCCGATAATACTTACGCAACTGCTGACCAAGATCCAGTAGCTCCTGGATTTACAGGTACAGAGCCATATGGTCCCAATACAATGAACTATCGCGCAGACTGCGATCCAAGATTTCAGTTCATAGCGCGTAGCAGTCCAAGATCATTTGGTTATACTACAGGATACCTAACAGGTGACGGTACTGCACCAAATGGTTTCCCAACAGGCGTGGGTATTTCCTTCCCACAAGATCCTAAAGTAGGCGATTATTTCTTGCGTATAGATTATTTTCCTCAACTACTTTATAGATGGGATGGTAATCTTTGGATTAGAATAAGCGAAAATGTAAGAACAGATACAGGCTTCACCGCAGAAGATCAATCACAACTATCCGGATTCATCAACAATGAAAACACAACTACATTGACTGATGGCGAAGTTGTACCTCAAGCACAAGCACTATCTACAATCTTGACTGTAGCTCCTGACGACATTCCTCCAGAAGCTTAACTAGGTTTAAACTTACAGTTATCAAAGTGCCATCTAGGCATGGTACACGATCCCCCTTGCTTATTGCAATGGGGACATGTTACTATTGGGTATTTCATACCAGTCCTTGACTTTGCGCTTTTTTCTATCCATTCTTTTGATAAAGGTCTTCCTTTATTTTTATTAGGTCGTGTTCTTTCTTTAGATTTATTAGATTTTTTATATTTTAATCCTATCTTTTTTGCAAGATATTCAGGAGAGCGTTTTATACCTCTTTGTCTTTTACTTTTATTTTCGTTTTCTTCAGTAGAATGTTTTTTGCCTTTAAGCGCCTCAATGATTTTTTTTCTACCCTCAAGTCCAGGATCGCCTCCATCCTTGCCATTCTCGTACTTTAAATTGGCCCAATGTACAGACTCAACTATATTATTATCCATGGAAAATTGCAATGCAAAATTAGTGCAATCTTCTTGATTGTTGAATTCCCATACAGAAACGGTTTCTATGTCTTTTCCGTGTTTTTTTAAATGTCTATTCCAATATTTTCCAGATCCTGTATAATTATAAGGATCTATGGTTGTCTTTCCAAAATAATTCAATCCGGTTTTACGATGACGTTTATGATATAGATAAATAATCATGCTGATAGCTCCTTCATAGCATTAGAGTAGTTGGGGACTGCAATCCCGCGAACTACACATATTTATTCAAGGAATTAATTTTGGCTACCTATTTTTATGACGCGCAGATAAGACGATTTTTAATTCAATTCGCAAAAATCTTCAGTTCGTGGTATGTCACTAAAGGCAAGGATCCTAACGGAAATCCTATACTTGTTCGTGTTCCTATCATGTATGGAGATAGTAGCCGCCAAGCAGCTACTATTATTGCTAATAATAGTGCCAGCAATTTACCTACTGCACCTTTACTTACATACCACATTACAGGATTAGAATACGATCAACGTAGAACTCAAGTACCTACTTTAGTAGACAAGATGCAGGTAAGACAAAGAACTTACAATCCTGAATCACAAAGTTATGAGACTACTCAGGGGCAGGCATTTACTGTTGAAAGATTGATGCCCGTACCTTATACACTAAGATTACAGGTAGATTTTTGGTCTACAAACTATCAGCAAAAATTAGAGTTAGTAGAACAGTTAGGAACATTATTCAATCCTGGCTTAGACATTCAAAGCACAGATAACTTTATAGATTGGACATCGCTAACGGTAGTATTTCAAGATGGTATAACTTGGAGTTCTCGTAGCATACCGCAGGGCACAAACAATCCTATCGACGTACTGTCTTGGAAGTTTTACATTCCTATTTGGATCAGTACTAGTGCTAAACTTAAAAAGATGGGTGTTATTCATAAAGTTATTGCTTCGATACATAAAGGCACAGCTTTACAAGACATACAAGACGAAGATTTATTGTTGGGAACAAGACAAAAGATTTCACCTTATGGTTATAAAGTACTATTGATAAATGGTATGCTACAGCTATTACCAAATGATGTAGCTTTTTATCCACCTAATGAGTCTATTGAAGAACCTACAAATCCCAATACATCGATTTATTGGTCATCGTTGTTAAATGTTTATGGTACTATAAAACCAGGAATTTCACAAATTTGGTTACAAAATCCCTATATGGAAACTGAAATTGTAGGTACAATAACACCTGATCCATTAGACGATAGATTCTTGATCTATAATATTGATCCTGATACATTACCTCAAAATACATTGGGACCTGTCGATAGTATCATCAATCCACAATTAGTAGGTCCTAACGCGGGGTTACCAGGACCTGTAAATGGTCGAAGATACCTAATAGTTGAAAACATTGGATTCCCAGGTAGCCCAACAGTAGCTTGGGGTGATTTGGTAGCTAATGCTAACGACATAATAGAATACAACTCCAGTACTGGTGAATGGCATGTTTCATTTGACAGTCAAGTATCAGATAGTGTAGAATACGTTACTAATCTTACTACCAACATTCAATACCGTTTTACAGAAGGTGTTTGGATGAAATCATTTGAAGGGTGGTATGGAGAAGGCGATTATTCTATAGTTATCTAAAATGAACAATACAAGCGCAGGAATTTTTTTCTATTCACAATCTACTAACAGATACCTTTATCTACTAAGAAATGATTCTAAGAATAATTCTTGGGGTCTTCCAGGTGGTAAGATTGAAGAGTCAGAAACTCTCTTAGAGGGATTAGTTAGAGAATGCGAAGAAGAGATTGGATTCTTCCCAAATAATACAAAATTAGTACCTATACAAAAATTTATAAACAATAATTTTGTTTATCATACATTTTTTTGTATTGTAGAAAATGAATTCATACCTATTTTGAACGATGAGCATTCAGGTTATGCTTGGGTAGTTTTGGGACAATATCCTAAACCTTTACATCCTGGGGTATTCAATATGATAAACTTTGAAGTAGTTCAAGAAAAACTTAGCTTACTTACTAAAAAAGCCCCTTGAAGGGGCTTTTTTATTGAAACAATTTTGCAATAGAATCTATACCTAAATAGCCTATTACTATACCTGCACCCATAATCATCCAACGCCATTTTTCTAAACCGTTTATTTTTCTTTCTAGTTTAGTGTGGGCATCTAGATTACCCTGATGAACTTCTTTGAGTAATCGTTGAGTTTCTTCAGAGTTTTTATCCAATTTAGCTGTGACTTCCTTCAAGTCCTCTTTGATGTCGTTGAATTTTTCTTCAACATTACCAACTCTGACTTGAAGGACAGCTACTTCAGTATCCAACTTAGATGATCGCGCTCGCTGCGCTTTCGCTACATTGAGTGCCATGATTCATTATTCCTTGTTGATACTTACGATAGGATAAGTTACACCAGCGGCTGCATTAGCATCTTCTGCACTATTGAATGTTGCATAAGCAGGATTTGCATTTTGTAGTAAGGGCGCACTGTTACCAAAAATTTCAAGATTCACATCGCTCAAGCTTTGTACAAATGCTGTAGCAGCATTAGCATAAGTTGCGATAATGTTCATTGTATTTGGTGTTAGTGAAGCATTAGCTACGTTAGCTGTTTGACACTGAGCTACTAGGCCACTTGTTGCACCTTGAACTAGATACTTTTGTTTGCCTTTTTGACGAACAATAAATCCTGGCTCGTTTGTGGCAAAAACGAATGCGGCATCAGTAGCATCAACTTCTGCGTTTGCAGCTAGTTCTAGTTCAGTATCACTTGTAATTGAATCTACGTAGCCCACTAATGTACCGTCAGCTAATGTTAGAACTGAACCCACAGCTAGTTCTGTATCAAATGCTGTATCTACACCAGTAACTGTTGTGCTTGTAGCGTCTGTAGTAATTGTTCCGGTACCTGTTTGACCAATAGCTACACGGCACAATACTTGATTACCATAAATTGCTGTATTACCACCGACTACACCATAAGTGTTTGAAATACCAGCTGGATTGTTGAAACCTGAATCAACTACACCAACTGATGCTGCTACACTTTGACCTGTTGTTGCTGAAAGATTTACAGGTGTATAAGTAGGATTTGCATTTAGAGGTGTCGCTGATACTGTGAAAGTAGAAGCACCGGTAACTTTTAGAATCCAGTATGTTGTACCAGCAACCAAGCCACCTACGTTACTTGCTGCAACGAATGGCATACCTGCAATAATACCTAGGCTAGCTAATGTCTGTGATACTGTAACTTCTTCTGTACTTGCGTTTGTTGCTGTGATTGTAAGCACGGCTTGTGCTTTTGCGATTTTTAGAGGACGTCCCATTTGTTTCTCCTTTTGTGACGGGCGTTCTAGGCCCTACGCGGTGGGGACCGCATAAACTCTCCCCATGAGAGTATAGTCAAGTATTTATCTAAAACGGATAATTTTAGAGGCGCCAGGGACGGCCTAGTGCAGGCAATACCGCCCTATCAGCCCAAGTAGTAAACACATTATATTCTCTGTAATAAGGTTCACCTACAGCAGACCTTATAGGTTCAGACACCATCAATAGTTTTATACTTGCTTTAGCTTGTTGGAAGGTTAGGCCTTGACTGGTCATAAGGGCAGGTGCGTTTTCAGTTATGTATTGATTCCAATTACTATATCCTGGGGGTACTAAAGGCAAAGCCATATTACAATTTCCTTATGTAAGTAGTGCAATTTTTTGAATAAATGCAAGCGCGAAGAAACCGGGAACTGTCGCTGACGCACTTAATCCATGGCTGTGGGCACCATCTGAAATTATCCCATGAAAGTGTGGATTAGCACCCGCGTTCTCGTTTCCTTGGGCAGGACCTGAATTCTGACCACCAGTCCATCTCGTGCCTGAATCTATGAAAAAAACACCATTATCATAATCCATTCCTCTACTTGAACCTGGACCCTGCAGGAATTGATAACCATAAACGGGGTCTATCCATTCATATATAGCTCCAGTAAATGCTTCACTATATCTAATATTTCTGAATGTATGCGCGTGGCCGGGTATTTGATCTATAGACAGCCATGCTCCCTGTGTACTAAATCCGTGAGCATGAGTACCTGCAGTAAATGTTGACCCTGATACCGGAGTGCTTCCCTGGCCGGCCCACCATCCGCCAGTACCATTTTGACCATATATGCCCCCACCAAATGCTGCAATAAATCTGTCAGTCAAATTAAGAGTACCGTTTTGACCATTACATAAAGCCCAACCTGAAGGTATGTTACCCATTGTCCCGGCCCATGCTTTAATTGTACCTAGAGGTTCTATGGTGTTAATCAAATTTTTAACCCATGCTTCAGTAGCACTAGCCCCCCAATTTACATTAGTTCCATTAGATACTAAAACGGCGCCCGCGTTGCCTGATTGACTAGGTAACAAAGCATTAATTGCAGCAGCCCTTGTTGACTGGCCTGTTCCTCCTGATGATATAGGTAATATTCCTGAGACTTGGCTAGTTAAACTTACTGGATTATTTAAGTTTGCTGTGGGGATTGATGTTAGTCCTATACCATTGCCCACGATGGCTGCGTTCGCTCCACCAATGGTACTGGCGTTAACTGTTGTAAATGTACCCTGCGAGGCTTGAATATTTCCACTACTGATATTTCCTGTTACACTTGCTGATCCACCTATGGAAATATTACCTGTAGCTGATAGCGCAGCGGCAGTTATAGTTAATTGTCCAGATCCTACAACTCCTAAATTACCACTTGCCATTAATCTTACATCATAGTCAACTGCATTTCTACTAGTATTAAAATCTATATAAGGAGATGATGACGCTGTACCATTGACTAACCCTAGACTTATTGATCCTCCTGAATCAGTCTGTGTTATAACTCTGCCTGCAACACCATTTGCAGTAAATATGCCAGAAGTAACAATACCTGAAACATTTAACCCTGTTAGTGTGCCTAATGATGTAATATTAGGTTGTGCGTTAGTGTATACTGTGCCTGCTATTAATGCGCTTGCTACCTGACCATTGATATTTCCTGCAGGTAAATTTGTTAGTAAAGCGCCGTTACCTGACACATTTACAAATACACCATTTGTTGCACCTAAATTACCAACATTAGCATTCCCACTTACACTTAATAGACCTGTTGTTCTTAAATTACCCCCTTGAATATTACCCGTTGCTGTTATTATACCTGCAGTGCCTATGTTACCAATATTAGCATTTGCAGTTATATTAATACCTGTAGAAGTAAATGTCGCAACACTTGCTGTTCCTGTTATGCCTACTATTATATTGCCGCTAGTATTAACAATTATGTTGCTATTGCCATTAATTAAATTTCCTGCAGTTTGAACATTAGCATTAGGTATTCTAATAGAACTTGATACTACCAAAGGAGCTTGACTTATTGTAGTTGAAACTATTTGTGAGCCAGTGACTGTTGCCGCAGTACTTAAAGCACCAGCATTAATTGTACCACTGACATTTGCATTTCCTGAAACGTTTAATAAGCTGTTGATCCAAGTTAATTGAGCACTACCATTAGAGAAACCGCTTTGGTTGAATTGTATGGATCCTTCAATACCCTGTGCTATACTGCTTACGTCCGAGGCCGAGGATAATAAAGATACCGCTATGCCTGAGTTAGGAATATAAGTTCCTAATGTATTACCGTTTACTGCTACTTGGCGACTGGGATCATAGAATAATGAAACATTACCTGACACAGGGAAATCGTTGGCCACATCAACATAAAAATCCTGGCCATTAAGTATAGTATTTGCATTGGTAGCATTTGCACCTGATATAGTAATTTTTAAACCATTTACATATGGTGCATTGGGATCTATTTTTATTATTAGAGGTACTTCATCAGAATACAAATTTAAAATTTGATTTCTTAATGTACCTTTAGTACTCCAAGATAAATTCCCTTGGCCATCCGTTTCCAAAACATATCCCAATGACCCACCGCCTAGTTTTACATTACCTACATCACCTAAATGTACTTTATTATTTCTGTATTCCGAGGTATTGCCAGGATTAAGTGCATTGCCGCCTGTATTAACCCATGTATTTGATATTTTGTTATAAGTTATGAGTTGACCTTCTACAGGAGTAGAAAAATCTAAATTACCATAACTACCCTCTATTTGCCCAAAACTAATGTCTGAATAAGAAGTCAAAACCTCAACATTTTCATCAGGAGTGGTACTACCAATAAACAATCTTCTAGCATCATTGGCCCATCCCAACTCTGCTTCAGCTAATTGAGGCAAATCTACAAGGTCACCTGATCTTTGAATTATTCTTGATATCTGAATTATAGCCATAAGTGATAATTACCATTATCACTTATTTATCATTTATATCATACTAATTGGAGATAGTACTGTTCTATACGGCGCCACATCAGGTCTACATATTTTTCCCATTCAGCGCCTTCCACTATGAATTCTTGGTATATGTTATCAGCGGTACACATAAAAATAACACCTTTTTGTATATTTGTGCCATATACTTCATTGTGTGCTGTGGCATAAAATGCTAACTGAATGAAATAATCATCAATCCATTCGCGTTTTTTTAATTTATTAGATTGTTTATGATCCATTATAGCTTCGGAACCATCATGTACGCCTACTAAGTCAGTAGTTCCTGCATAAACTTTGGGAAAATAAAGTGATACCTCTGTACCCCAAAATTCATTACATTTAGATAGCCCTTGATAGATGATAGATTGTGCCATTTTATGGCTTTGTATGGAATAGGGATTATTTCCTGGAGTACCTAAAACTCCTGTTTTTACATAATCTTCTATCCACTTGTGCATTCTAGTACCACGACCAGCAGCCTCAGTAGTAATGGCCTGTGCTTGTTTATGTCCTACACGATTACGCCATTCTTGTAGTGCTTTTTTCTTTTCTTCGGGCTTTGTGGTTTCAAGTATAGTAGTAACACTGGGTAATTTTAAACCATCAGGTGTAGCGTATTTGCGAGATCCATCTATATTTTCTCGGGATAAAGGAGTGTAATTAAATTTATTCGGAATATACATCACTATATTATATCATACCTTAATGGTAGATACAAATCGTTTATACCCTAAAACTCTCTCCGCAACCGCAGCGGCTTTTTTCTTTAGGATTGTTAAACTCAAACCCTTCATTTAGGCCTTGTTTAACGTAGTCAACGGTTATTCCCTCTAGATAAACTATAGATTTAGCATCAATTAGAACCCTACACCCCTCGAATCCAAAGATGCTGTCACCCAGTTCAAATTTGTCAGCGAATTCTATTGTATATGCTAAACCTGAACAACCCGTAGTTTTTACTCCTAAACGGATTCCTAATCCTTTTCCTCTTTTTTCTATTTGAGATTTTACTTTTTCTATTGCAGCAGGAGTTAATGTAATCATGTTAAATCATTAGCACTTTTTGCCATTTGAGCAACTATTTTTTTACTATCTTGATTAGTGTCGCTAGATTGCGGAGTAGCACTATCTTGTCCTTTAAATACTACAACATCACCTTGAATATTACTTATAACATTATTTAACGGTGGTTTTTGTATCATATCATACAAATCGGTAACGTCAAGTGAAATTCCGTATTTTTGGAAATACTGAAGAAGATTATCAGTAGACCATTGTAGGTTTGGATTTTTATCCAAACCTACGCGAAGCTGATCTGTAATTGCTATTAGGGTAGCAATTTGAGGATCTATTTCAGTCAACTCTAATAAACGCATGTTACCGTTTAGTTCTACCTACACTTGTAGCAGCCATTGGTTCAGGTTCAGCAATTTCTTCCTCACCTGAAACATCAATATCCATCTCAGCCTCTTCCTCGCCAGGAACTGATTCAGGTTCACCCATTGCGGCAGCGTCACCACCCATATCAGGTTCAAATTCTTCCATTCCACCCTGACCTGTAATAGTACCTAGTGCAGATTTTAGTGTAGCTTGGCTTGACGTTAGTGCTGATTGAATTGCAGTAAGAGCTTCACTAGCTTGTGAACTAAATTGTGTTCCCTCGTTTGCGCCTATCTCTGACTGAATTGAATCAGTTAGTGCTGGCAATTCTTTTACAAGCATATCGCTGACTTCTTCAATCATTTTCTGCACACTGTCTACCATGTCTTGAGCAGCTAGAACTACCTGTGACTTTTCAACTTCTTCATTTTCTAAAACGATGCGTGAAGGACGAGACATCAATTCAGAAACGCGATAAGACAAGGCTTGCTCCATAAAAACTAATTTCATGTAAGCAGGAGTCGTTTTCTTGCTATAGAAATCTTGTGACTGCTTTGCTTCGCTGATTAGCCCTCTTACCTTTTTCAACATTGTTTGTGATGCAGGTAAAGACATTTTATTAAAGTTCATAGAAACATTATAGTTTTCTTTTAGAGCTTTTTCAGTTGTTGCTATTTTATTTTTATCAAAATCTGTTAGTTTCATGATTAGTTTCCCAAACTATGTTATGTATTTATCATTTATTCAAAGATTTTACAGAAGCAGCAAATCGTTTTAGTTGCCAGTACTTAGCATCTAATACATACTGCTTTATTTCGTGTAATATATACTGCTTTTTTAGCTTATCTTCGTTGAGTTTAGCCAAGTAAATTAGCTTGTTGTCTATGTCGGTTGTTGATACCGCCAATCTTTTATGCTGTTCGATCATCGCATCTATGCCAGTTAGCATTTGATCTAATTCTTCAATTCTAAGCATTTCGTAAAACTTGTCTCTGTGGTTAAATGTACACCACATAACAGCATTTTTTAAGAAAGAAAATGTTCGTTGTTCATGATCTGTGCTTACTAAGAACTTGTAATCTGAGATTTTGCGAATAAAAAACTTATTGAATAGTTCATATGTTCCATCATCATGCTTGAAAATAGCAGCATCAGATAAATTAACGTGCAACTCTTTCAGTATGAATGTTTCGACTTTTTTAAAGCTGCCTAAGTCAAGCATTTTTTATTACCTCAAAATAAATGTTTCGTGTGTTAATGTGCGTATCCAAATAGTTTGACAACTTGTGCCATTCTGTGCCACATAGCATCATAGGTATTTTATCGCAATCATTATATAAATGACCTAATTCGTTTATACCATCATTAAATACGCTAGCATAACTGATGTCAAAATCAAAGAACCAAAAAGGTATTTCTTCTTTGAATGACTTGTCAAACAGTAAACCAAAATTATGCTTGTTTTTGAATAGCAAGCTGTTTTTTGTGGGTGTAGTGATGTTTTCAGGCTGTGAGCGTAGCGATATAGCTTGAACTACTGTATCAAAATTGCATTGTTGATTTCTTCGCTGCACCCATACAGGATCTTCGTTATTAGCATTTCTCCGACTAATAACTCCTGTTTGTGTGATATCAAATAATGTATTGCAGCGCACAGTAAAAGCCATGCAACTATTTATAGACATAAAAAAGCCCGAGAATAAATCTCGGGCTTAGTAATCTAAGTTTTAGATTAGTTTGTGAATGTTGCTGATGCTGTAACTGTTACGTTATTTGCTGTACCAGCTGCGGTTAGAGCAGCTTCAACAGCAGCTTCTAGTGATGCAGCGTCCCAAGCTTCGTTAGGATATACAGCCATTGCTAGTGTGTCATTAGTTGTATCTGTGTACTCATAGATGTAAACAGTAGCTAGTTGCTGTGTTGCCTGAATGATTGTGTTTACTTGTGCGCCTGTTAGAGCACCTGCGGCTGTTACAGTGAAGAACTGTAGCTTTGGACCTTGTGGCTGAACTGTTGCGCCTGACTCAACTGCGTATAGACCGCTGTTTGTATATGAACCTTTGTCATAGTTGATTACTGGTAGAAAGTCACCATTTACTTTTGTGAATTGTGCCATGATATTTTTCCTTAAATGTTATGAGCATTCGCTCTACATTTATTTATCACCAATTCAAAAAAACTTGGGTTTTGGTTATCTACCTGCGAGATTTTGACGACTAAATCCCATGCGGTCAACGAATTTCAAGCCCTGAGCTACGAAGCCCTCTTGTGTTTGAGTGCCATCTTGTAGATAACCCTTTACAGGACTCTCTTCTGCTGCCTTATTCAACTGTGCTACTATATCCATTTTAAGATTATAGATAGCTATCCAAATTGAAAATATACCAATAATACCCTCAGTGTTCTCAGATAAATGCTTCATTATCTTTTGGCGCATACTTTCAGTCATATTACGGGTCTGCACAAACTCCATAAAATCATCAACCAAGTTGTTTAGATCACCTGATACAATTTTTCTGTTTATGTATGTAGTGAATAACTGATTGAATGTATTTCTTGCTTGAGGTGCAGTAGACATTAGTTGTTCGGCTGCGGCTCCATATTGAGAAATAGCTTTTTTAGCATTATTGACCAATGAATTATTGATCTTCAATGCAGGAGTATTTGGCATCTTACTTGGTACTATAGCAACATTGCTGTTATTCTTTAGTTGTCCTAAAGTTCCATCTAAAGGAGTTGCATCATCTGTAGATGAAGCGTTTGGTGGTATGAATTGATGAACTGCAATAGCAGCAGTTTTGTTAGCGATTAGCTTACCTAAATCGCTAGTAGCATCAATTTGATATGCTATACCATTGGGGTTAGCTCTAAAACTATACACATTATTTTTTGGTTCTAGTTGCTGACCAAACAATAAATCTCCCCAGTAATAACCCTTTGCCCCAGTACTGGCTTTTTCTAACCCAGCCCAAAGATTATTAATTAGTTGATGTAGATTTGATCTATCCACACCCCGTTCCATGTCGTATTGTACAAACTGTTCAGGACTATAAACTGCCCTACCTGACATGTCTTTTTTATTGAACATGTGTTTGTCCATGATAGCAAACTTGCCATTAGTGCCTCTACCAAATATCAGAGCAGGATATCCATCCCATTTGATAGTTACAGTTTTAGGATTCTTAACTGTATTAACTGTAGCATCTATTGCCCGTTGGGCACCCTGTACACCATCTAAAAATACTAAATCTTCAGGGTGATCTAAATGACCCTTAGCTTCAGCTAGTATCTCAAAAGTTTCTACATCTTTTATATCATCTAGCTTTTTTAAAGTTTCAGCTAATAGTTGCGTTAGATTCATTTCCCAGCCTTTTTTAGTGATTTTACAAATCTATCGCTGTCTCTGCCTTTGATAGCACTCAATAACTTTCTTTCAAGTATTTCAGCTTTTTCAGGATCGTAATGTTTATTAATCATTTCTAATAGATTAATGGCGCTGGCGATAATATTAGATGCTCTGCTTTCGATAAGATGTGAGGTATCTCTCTTATTGCCTAGAGCTTCAAGTTCTTCTAAGAGGCTACGAGTTTGTTTTTGCATAAAAGTTATCCCAAATACTATTTATCTTGGGTATATGTTATTTTGCTTTTATAGAACTCAACAATGATTTCAATTTCGACCCTTGAATATCTACTGCAATACTTTTTTCTTCGGGCTGTAATACTTCACCTGTTTCTTGGTCTACAATTGTAGATGTTGATTTCAATTTAGACATAATACTATTTGGGCTAGGCTGACTCTTATTATTTTCATAGTTGTCAGGATTCTCATTAGTAATACGCATAGTTTCAATATTGTATTCTAAGTCAATTTTTTGACCTACACCAGTAGAACTACGTGATTTCATACATTGAATCTGATACTTACCACGCTCACGCATACTGCGACTTGTAAAGATACCAAATACATTATCTGCGGTATTAATCTTACTGATACCACCTGCGATATGACTATGATCGAATTCAATTTCTTCTACTGCACTACGATTTAACTGCGATGCAGTAACCATTAGAACACCCAATTCTTTAGCTAAGTTACGCAATTCTTCAGACACATATTTGTCTTTGATAAATTGATCATTGGGACTTACTTTGACGCTTACAGGCATTACAAGATCCAAATAGTCAACCATTACAAAGTCTACTTTTATTCCTGTTTGAATTTGTACTTCTTTCAAATAGGACCTGATATCATTGACATTACTTTGTGCAGGCATACCTTTAATTCTATACTTGCCTGCCTTTTTACCTACCATTTTGACTTTGATTTCTGTGCTATCAACATCTTTACGAATCTCGCGAGTACTCATGTTAGTCAACATCGCATCTGTACGCAATGCTGTTAATTCCTCGCTCAATTCTAAGGTAATGTATACACCATTTAATCCTTGCTGTAACCAATTCAATGCGATGTTCATCATTACAAGTGATTTACCTGAACCTGATCCACCTGCAAAGATGTTTAGCTCGCCACGATTGAAACCACCATATAATAGTTTATCCATTTGTGGCCATCCTGTACTAACTTGACCTCCACTATTGAAATATTTGTTGATACGGTCTTTAGGATTACCAAAATAATCAGTGCCCATATCTTTTTGTAGGCTGATTTGTACTGCGTCTTTGATTAGTTTTTCTACAGGACCATATTCACCTTTTTCTAATAAGTCAGCACTTTTTAGAATAGCACGCTCTAATTCTTGTCGCTTAGTAAATTGTTCAAACGCATCTAAGAACCATTCTTTATGCCCATCGTTCATTTCATCAATGGGCTCTAACTCTATTCCTGTAATAGCTTTGATTTGATTTATATCAGGAAGTATTCTATATTTGTCGCTGTGATCTTTGAACAAGTTAGCAACAGGCCTTAAACTTTTATCAAAGTTTTCAGCATTCATAATATTCATGACGCGAGTATATAACTCTGCGTCACAAATCATCATTCGCAAAAATAGTTTTTGAACATCAGTATTATAATTATAATCCTTTAGCAATCTGCCTTCTCCTCATTTCAATTTTGATTTTGCTATTTGTCGCTGCGTTTGTTATGCTCAATAATGTTGCTAATTTACCATACTTTACTACTGCGTCATTTATATCTTTAACACTACTATGCCACTCAGGCAAACTTACTTGATACCCTAATTCAATAGCTCTATCACACATTTCTAAGCCAGTAGCATCTTGATCTGGGACTACTATTATTCGTCTATTTAAGGTACTCAATAATGCTGCTTGATCGTCGCTGATAGTATTGTGCATTGTAGCACATGCCCTAATGCTTAGTGCGTCAAATATACCCTCTGCTACTATACATATTTGCCAATGTGGATTTTGAAAGTCGATACCAAAAACATATCCAGGTTGTTGTTCATTGATGTATTTAGGTATGCGATTATCTGTAAATCTGCTTGTGTGACCTACCAACTTGTCTTTGTAAAAATATGGAATGATTATCCTTTGAGCATAACGTCCCTGAGCGTGGGGAGTTACATAAAACGGATAGTCATTAATATCTATCTTTCTGCGGTGCAGATAATCTACATATAGTTTGTGTTTTGGGTTATTAGGATTTATAGCTTCGCATTCATGTAATTTATGCTCTTCAAATTTTATCTTGACTTTCTTTTTAGATTGTGTGAAATATAATAAATCTTTATTTTGTAAGCTTTCTAAATTCCATCTTTGTATTTCACTTTCGTCTATCCCACACCAACTAAGTAGTTTTCTTGTCTTTTGGGTAATTGGCTTACCTAAAATAAAATTACATTTATATTGGCAGTTGAAACAATGATAACTCCAGTTGTTAGTTCCATCAAACTTTATTCCGCCCCTTGACCTCCGATCAGCCTTATGACCAAAGTGTTGGCAACATATAGCATTAAAGCTATGCCAACCACTTGAGGTTAATTTCTTTTTACCCGGAATGATAGATAGAATGTCGAACATTCTGTTATTGTAGCATAGAACAGGGATGTATTACAATATTATCTGGCTAAAATGTTAGTGACTGCGCCCGTATTGCTTACAAATTGCATTCTAATGTATGGATGAAATCCACGAATAGTGTATCCTTGTGTCTCACTAACATCATTATAAGAATGTGCTGAAATAGGATACCAATCACCATCTACTATTGTGCTACCCTCGATGATTACATTTCCCACGTAGTCAATGTATTGTGCTTGAATAGTGATTATTGGATTATCTTCGGTTGAGATTACACTACTGAAATAAGTTTGTGCATTACTATTAGCATTAGAAATATTACTCAAATTGGGGAAAGGTTGTCCTGTAGGTATAGATACGGGTTGTGAGGGTACAAAGCTGGGTAATATGCTGTCTACGATATTCATATCACCTCTTGCACCAGCATTTTGGTCAACAAACACAGGGAAGTCAAATTCATTTACAGGTATTTCTAAAGTATAGTATGCCTTTTGGGGAGTAATGTTTTCTATGTCTGCTGCATTCAAAATAAGTGAGCATATACCGGTTGCAGGTAATTGTAGAGTTAATGCTTTTTGTATCAGTAACTCATTACCTTCATAATTCAATATTCTACAAGTTATAACTTTTCCTGTTATATCCACAGGCTTCTGCTGTTGATCCAAAAATTGAAATTGTATCTGGTTGTCAACGCCACGATGAAGTGTTAGGGGTTTTGCGTATTGGGGCATATATGCTCTCGGTGAAAAGCCAGATAAAAGGACAACAATTTGTCGTTGTGTATATACAAAAACTTGTGTGCTGTAAGCCATTTGGTCCTTTTTCTGTTATTATCAGTATTTATCGTCAGGTAATAAATAAAAAGGTAGTTCGCGGAATTGGCCTTCCCAACTACTCTAATGCTATAAGGAGCACCAGCTTGTATATTTATTATGTTTACGCATATTTGCGGCAATTTAATTCAAACACGGGTAAGGCAGGAACTCCCTATTATATTGGAAAGGGGAAACATAAAAGGGCTTGGTCAAAGAACCACTCTGTAAATCTTCCAAAACTAAGTTCAAATATAGTAATTTTAGAAAGTGGTCTAAGTGAATGTGGAGCTATAGCATTAGAACGACGCCTTATTAAATGGTGGGGGAGGGTAGATATTTCTACGGGAATTTTACGAAATAGAACTGACGGAGGCGAAGGTACTGAAGGTAGAAAAAATAAGTTCAATCAATCGGGAAGCCTTAATCCATCTTTCGATGATACTATCTATACATTTTACCATAAAACAGGATTGATTGAAAAATGTACACAATTTGAATTACGGAAAAAATATAATCTTAGGGCAGGAAATCTTAGTGCCGTAATTAAAGGATATGAAAAATCAGTAAAGGGTTGGCGTATTACGGAAGAATTTATTGACTTAACAGGTAAAAGGCAGCGTGGATGTGATGATGTTTATACTTTTATTCATACTTCAGGTATAATAGTCGAAATGACCCAAAGACAATTATTTTTAAATTTTAATTTAAAAACAAGGTCAGGTATAAGCCTCTTATGCCATAATAAAATAAAATCATACAAAGGATGGAGATTGGGGTAGCCTATTTATTACAATTAATTTTCTAAATGGTTTTGTGTAAATAAATAACCAGTATGTCTAATTCTGATTTCTTTCAAAAGCTTAGTCAAAATCATCCGTTTATTACGGTTTGCCATTATGCCAGTCAGGATTATGTAGGTATAGTTCAAAATCGTGATGATATAGTCACCACAATTTATGATTATGGTGCTATAGTTGATCCTATAGTAAAAGAAAAATTCTTAGAATTAGGCGAAATATGGTGGTGGGAAAGTAATAGGCTTATACCAATAAACTTGTTTTTGAAAGAAGAGTGGATTATATTCAAGCCATTCTTAAGAACTTTTAATAACAAAAGCTTAGTAATACTACATGGGCCTGCTACTTCAATGAATGAACTAAGCAAACGTAAAAGCAAGCGCCGTAGTATTACTCTTGTAAAACGTTTACCTTAGATTTTTCTTTCTACGCTTTTGCGCCATCTGTAAACTAAGTTTGCCTACTTTTTCAACAAAGCAATGCCCATTCAAGTGGTCCAATTCGTGCTGAAATACCCTTGCCATCAAATCTTCAAACTCTTCTTCTTTAGTTTCGCCATTAATAGTTTGATAGCGAGCTATGATTTTCTTGTATCGCTTGACATGTAGCCATAATCCTGGAAAGCTTAGACATCCTTCAATATCTTGTACTTCTCCCTCACCTGAAACTAATTCAGGGTTGACACAAACAATAAGCTTTTCTTCGTTACCCATAATAAGTATGCGCTTGCTGATACCTACTTGTGGAGCAGCTAAACCTATACCACCTTTTAGAAACATTGTTTTAGTCATAGCTTTGACTAATTCTTCTAAGTTAGGTTCTACAATCCAGTTATCAAAATCATATGGCTCTGCTGCCTGCTTTAATACTGGATCATTCTCATCTACTAATTGTAATTCCATTATTTTCCCTCTAATATATTCATATGTACTACTACAAGATGACTATAGGCAACAGCATGTGCCTTTTTAAATGAATAACCATTCTCATCTTTGTCCCAAACTGTTTTACTAACTACATTCCAAGGTTCACCAATAAGATGCTTTTTTGATGGTCTGATTATAGCCAAGAACATCGCTAAACGGGGTATACTATTCACAGGCTCAGGCATCTTTCGCAAACTATCATAATGATTGCTAAGATGAATAAGTTTCTCTACAAAATGCCTATCTTTTAGTTTGTCCCAATTAGGCTCATCCATCAATTGAATTAAATGTAGTTCATCCCTAACTTGCTCATATACATGAACATTCAACAAGTCTAATTTGAAATATCCACGCTTATCCATTTCCCTATAATCTACAGCACACATATCAGTAATAGGATTATAGGGCACTGGCTGTACATAAACTCCAGTAGCATGTTTTCTGATAGGGTTAGCTTGTAACATAGCAGCGGGAGTATGCTCAATTATCTCCAATAACTTATTTCTATCAGGAAGATCAATGTCAATATCTGACTGAAATTTCATAACAATCCATGTTTGATAAGCTTACGATAGGCATCTTGAACCACAATAGCCTGATGTTCAGCATCTTCTACAGCCTTGTGTGTAGTTCTAGTGCCATATTTTTTATCTTTCAAACTTACTCCAGTGATATCAAATAATGTACGTGTGTCTCTAGCGTTATAATACGGCCAAGGAATAGCTAAGTCAACATTACGGAAACCAGTTTCTAAAGCCACGATGTCGAAGCCAGCACCATTGCTCCAAATAGCTCTACGATTCCAGCAAAACTTGTAAAGTAATTCCAAGCATTCTTTGAATGGCAGTCTACCAACTTCGCTAAATGCTTCGTTCATAGCATCAGGACTTTGTGTAGCCCACCATTTTATAGTCTCATCGTCAATAGTGCGATTGTATAATTCTGTTTGTTCTTCTATTGTGGGTTTTAGCTCTAACTTTTCAACTATACCCATGCCTTTAGGATCAAATCGTACAGCACCAATTGAGAGTATTACACAGTTTGGTTTTGTATCTAATGTCTCTAAGTCTACCATTATATCATTTGCCATATCATTCCCATCTCAATTTAAATAATACTAATTCTTGGTCACTTGCCAAGTAAATTCTGTTTTTAGCATCCCTATCATGTTTCCAACACCAATGTTTATTTTGACTTTTAGGCGTGGTATTAGCCGTATTGAGGACTATATTTTGTATATTAAAATTCTTATCGGTAATCCACTCATCAACTTCTTTACTCGCACCCCAAGTTTGCCAACACCATTCACGCCATTCAAAAAACAAATTGTCTGGTGCACGATTTTTGAATAAATTATAAGGTGCGTTAACAGAAATTAGATACTTGAAGTCGGGATATCCAGTGTATCTACGATCAACTTTCTTTATATCTAAACTCATTGTTTCAATTTTTGCCACACTATTGCCTTTTCTAATCTGTCTTTGAATTCTTCTGCTTGCTGTATATTATTAAATCCTACACCTGATATCTTGAATGTGCGCTCTACCCAATTACTATAGTTCCTACTTTTATCCTGTAGCCAAATACTATCATTTACCCATGTGATCCAATGTTTTTTAAGATCCAAATCTGTTTCAACTAATCCTATAACATAACATTTCATTTCACCAAATACGGTATCTAATATCCTCATAGTGGGATCTATATCCCGTAGAGTTTTACCATGACTCCAAACTACAAGATAATTACCATCGAAAGGTTCTATAATTATGTTCATTGAAATTTAAGAACATAAAGTATGTACTTTTGTTCATCTACTATTTGGTAGTCCCCACCGATATTACCTTCTACAAAGTTTAATTTGATGCCATATTTGTCAGTGATCCATTCTTCAAATTCATACGCATCAAAATTCGTATGCTCATTTTGAAATTCATCACGAAGTTTTTTTAATGTTGCCCAAAAATCATTTCTACGCTTTCTATCTGAATGAAGAGCCTCAATGGCTTCTTGGTCGCCCTGCATAACAGCATTAACCAAACTTTGTACCCTTTTTAAATAATCTTCGTCATCTTCCATTCGTGGTCACGGCCCCATGTTAGCATGAATAGAGTATAATCTTTTTCTTCGGAAAATTCAATAAGTAATTTATCATCCTGCACTTTTCCGGTAAAATTCACCTTATGTTTATCTGCCCAAATATACAATCTAATCTCTATTGTGCTTTTAACAAGATCCCTCAGTGCTTTATCTTCGGAGGGTAAATAAAATTCAATCATTCCCACCTCAATTTGGCTAATAATGCCATATCTTTATTCCATATTCTTATGATGTATAGTGTAGGTTCAGCAAAGATACTATTATTGTAATCTGTTCCTAAAGGTAATAATTCCCAGCCATCACCGTAGGCTGACCAAAAATGGTTATTTATTTTGAACTTACCCACATTATTTTCAAGCCAAGAAATTATTTCCTGCCTACCACCCCTAGCCTTTACTTCATATGGCATATTACCACCTTAAGGCACACAATAAATAATCTCGTTCGTATCTGAATTTTATACAGAATGAGTTGTCGTCAAATGCCCACCTACAATGACGTTCGCAATTTGGAATGCTATCATAGATCCAATCTAAAATATCACCGTACCAATTTACAAATTTACTATGTGTGTTTATTTCAGGTAGAGGTATAGTATGTTGATACCATCCAGGTTTGACATCACACCAATCTTTTTGTGTTTCGTACCACTCTAACTTTTTCATAACCAACGCATAGTGAACAATAAAGCATCCTGTTCGTTTTTAAAATACATCATTGTATAATTAAAATCTTTTTCTAATATCCATAAAATATCGTTATCTGTACAACTTTCTTCAACAGAACATATATCGCCGGGACCGTAATAAGTATAAGATACTATGTTACCCTTACCTAAATAAGTTTCACAAAAAGAAATAATATCTTCCAGTTGATTATAAAAATTTTTATATAAACTGATTTTCTCCCAACCTTGAGGTATATCTATTATCATAACCAACGCATACAAAAGAAAAGGGCGTCTTTTTCAAATTTAAAATAGAATGTATCAGAGTATCTATGGACCCAACCATATCTCCAAATACATTTTTTATTTCTACCACCTTCACCAAAGTTGTCTCTACACCACTGAATGACTTCGTGTAAATCATCGTGAGTATATGGTTTTATTGATAGCTGAACTCTAAATTCATGCTTGCTCTTACGTTTAATCATGACCACCTCGTCACGAACCAAATATAATCAGCATCATCCATGAAAGCAAAGAAAATAAAATCATACCCGCCGATATCATTCATAGAATAATCAGTGGGATTATCAGCATTATTAGGATCAGTAAAGAAGTTGTTAGGTAACACCCTATGAATATCAGTGCGCCATTTACCTACACAATTACTTTTACACCATTCTTTTAGTTTCTCATAGCCATCAGTCCAATCGGGGTATCCTATAAAGGCTTCACTGGTGGCATCTTTTATAACGTAGACATAAGGATAATTCATGTAGAAAGATTTAGTTGTTCCTGCCCAGTTATTTATGTCGGGGTCAAACCTGTGATTATACTCTGCCCAATTTTTACAACCGTGCCTTTTCAAAAATCTTTTATCTTTCCACCTTAAATAGTTACTATATAACCTACCAATCAAGTACATTTCAGTACCCAGCCAACCTTAATATTTCTGTGACCTGCGCCACATGCTCGGGATTTTTCTTGAATTTGATAGCCCACAATTCAGGATTGATATAATCCATAATCAATCTTTCTTGATCTGGTGTAATCTTGTTCAAAAAATCCACACCACTATTACTATGGTACATAATCCAGGGGCTGATTTTTCCTGTGGTGATTAGATAGCAAATCTTATTACTATTGCCATACCTCAATACGTCATTGTTTTTTATGTGTAGGTCTTCTGCCAAACTAATGGTAGTTTCAATACTGCGAGCAATAGCATCAAGTGGATCTTCTACGCGCAAATATTCGCACAGAAATTTTGTGTATATTACATCACTACACCAATCATCAATCTTGATTTTGTTTTTGATAAGCCAATCAATGAACCTACTGGGGTTCAAACAATTTATATCGATACAATATATGCCAAATTTTATAAAGGCAATATAGTAAGGCGACTTGATGAATTCTTCGTAGGGTTTTACTTTTTTAGACGCTGTGTTTTTCTTCATGAACTGAAGAAATAGTTGATATGCTATACGATTACCTGGCTTATCTTTTTCTTGCCAGCGATGTTTGTATTCACATATATGACGGATAACCGTAGTTTCGCGGACAAATGTTCGCCCACAAAACTCACATCCAAATTTAGATGTTTCCTTGGTCTCGTTCGTATTGCTTGATTTCATCGTCTGTTACCAATTCAGCAAGAATTTCTATATCCTGATATTTTAGATTAGGATATATTGTGGCAATATACATCTTTTTCTTTTGCGTGTCAACAAATGATTTGGCTAATTCATCCAAAGAACCGCTATCTGTTTTAGGATAAATTTTTTGGAAATACTCTTTAACTTCTTTTATCTTAGCGGGTTCCTTCAGCTTTGTCATTTTATCTTTAAGATGTGGTATCCACTGATGATATTGTTTGCCGATACCAGGACTGGCAGCACATAACATCAACCATTGTAATTCAGGATGCTTTTGGATAGTTTCATTGAAGTAATATTTGTTGGCATGATAATCTACACTTTGTAGATAATATTGCTGGACTTCACCTGAACCCTTAACTGCGCTGACCCAATGTAGCATCATGTAGGGTACAAACTTCTTTTTCTGTTCTTCGCTGAGTTTACTGAACCAAGCATAATCTTTCTTATCTATAGCCAAGAGGGCTTCAAACAAATCAAAATCTTGCTTCTCAAACTTCTCGTCTTGGGATACTTTTTCTTTAGCCATTTTGTTTGTTAGGCCCTAACGTCCAAATCAATTTGATAATTTCAAAACTCACAGCATCAGGATGATTGGGACTTATATCTACACCTTCACTATCTAAATCGGGAGTCCATTTTTGTTCC